GTAAGTTGCTATGTGCTGAAATAGGTAGCCAGTATTGCAGTAGATTTATGAGTTGAAATCTGCAACTTAGATAACTCGTCTTAAGTGTCATGTGGAGGTGCAAATCCTCACCATAGCAAGTTGTCGGGTAGCTCCCGAATAAGCAGGCGTTGCAGTATTCCCTGCTGAAATAATTAAAATATTTGTGTTGGTTGATTTGCGAACAGGATGGCAGATAGCGTAATGAAGTGCCATAAATACTTTCCAACACAAGAAACTGTACAACGGATAGTATGCAAATGGGTAAGCAATCAAAGAAGATAACTGGTAATAACATTGCCAAGTGATAGGCAGGAGTCGTCTGTAATCAGCAACAATGTATTTTCAGAAACCAGTTATGCAGGTTCAAGTCCTGTCTATCCGATTACAACAAACTAGGTTAGCTACCGAAAAGCAGACCACGACTGCCTGTTTGTTGTTATATTTAAAATCGTGGGAATTATCATTCGTGGAGGTAAATAAAATGAGAAAGAAATTTGATTACAGGCAGTATTACAAGGACTACTACAAAATTGATTTTGATGATGAATATGAGGTACATCATATTGATTTTGATAGGAATAATAACGATATAAATAATTTATTACTACTGCCAAAGCATTTACATACAAAATATCACAAATTATATCCATACATTCAATCAATTATTGATGACAGAACTTTAAAGGCTGTGATTGATATTAACAACGGGACTACATATTATTTTGACGAAATAAAATCTTTTTGTGAAATTATGATTGAAATTAATCATTGGAAATTACAGAAAGTTGAAAGATATTGTAATTTCAATAAATAATGATTTATAGTCACAGGATTGCTGTTGCAGGAGGTAATTTATGAATTTTAAGGAACTTTTTATAGATAAATCAAAGACGCTTATTATAAATACTGATTTAGCACTTGTTTTAGGTGATTTAAACGAGGCAATAGTACTTAATCAGTTAAATTATTGGCTAGAAATTAATAAAAAGGCTGATAAGAATTTTATTGACGATAGATATTGGGTATATAACTCATACAGCGATTGGAAAACTAATGATTTTCCATATTGGAGTGAAAAAACGATACAGAGAACATTCACAAGGCTTGAAAGTAAAGGAATTGTTATATCAGCTAATTACAATAAATTGGCTATTGATAAAACAAAGTGGTACACAATAAATACTAAGAAACTACAAGAACTTGTGGATAAATTTAATTCCGATGAGGACAGAATGACAAATCGACAAGACAATATGACAGACCGACAGGACAGAATGACCTGTCGAGAAGGACAAAACGACAGACCATTACCAGAGATTACTACAGAGAATATAAACAGAGATTATAATTCAGAAATTACTAATAAGGATAATACATCAATTAACATTGATGGAGAGGTACATACATCTGTTTCCGAGAAACAGACGGCAAGAGTCACCCGACAGGATATGCAAGCAAAGAAAGATGATATGTTCAATAGATTCTCTGAAATCTGCGACAACAGTGTTGAAAACGAAACAATCAGAGAAGTAGTCAAAAACGCATTCCGCAGATACATGAACCTGTACGAAACATATTTTTGCAAGGTTCACCCAATTTTGACCGATAAGACACTGACTAATGTATGTCTGTCGCTTTCTAATGTGACCGATACAGAGCATAATCACTTTGAGTGGACAGATGTTTACCTAGCAGACGAAACAGGGCTTACAGGGCTTGATAGAATGGTTAATGAGCATTTCAGACGAACACACAGAAGAGAGACTAACTACTCGATAACACATTTTGCTAAAAGCGACTATCTGCTACAGTTGGCACAAGGCATTATAGAGTATTAAGCGGAGGTATAAATATGGCAAAAGGAGTTAAGACACGAAATATTGATTCATTCCGAGAGGGATTGATGGAATACGCATATGGCAGATGCTCACAGGCAGAAGCAGCAAAGATAGCCGGTATGAGTGTGCCGACATTTAGGAAGTACGCAAATATGCACTTTTTAGGTATTCCATTTCCTGACACACTGTTTAAGGCAAAGGAGAAATAAGAAGCATGTGCGAATTTTGCGAAGATATAGCAATGAACGATGATGAATATATGAAAAAAAGATACGCTGGCGGAGATTTTATTTGCAAAGATGAAAATGGATTCGGAGTGTTGATTGACACAGGAGACAGTGGTTGCCTTGGATATATAAAAATCAATTATTGCCCTATCTGCGGTAGAAAGTTGGTGGAAGAATGAACGAAACTATTTTATATATTTCCAAATCAGAACAGGATATACAAAGTTTTCTGAAATATCTTCAATCAAAGCTAAAAGCAGAGCAAAAGGAATGTACCCTAGATGAAAAACACAATATTTTAAAAGTGCCAAAATATTACGATATTGTCGGAAAGAGTATTCACGGAAACATGCTTGGTGTAGGCTATGGATATTGCAAATATTATTGTTTTTCAGAAGCGTATAGCAAAGACAAGTATAGTAATGCAGAAAATGAAAGACTCAAAGAAATTCTTATGCACACAAGAGAGGGTGCGGAGAGAATATCAGGACTTGATATTTTGTGTATGCTAGGGTTGGTTTGAAAGGCGGTGGAAGGATGAAACATCAAAAAGAATGGCGCACTTGTGACAGGTGCGGAAAAGAAATAATACGCTACGATGAAAAATGTGCATATATCAAAACAAGAGAGGTAAAACCTCTTTACGAAAAAAGCATATGCACAGCCGAAGATTTAGCAAGGGAAGTGTTTCCAATGGCTATATGGAGAGATAATATCCAATACGATTTATGCCCTAAGTGCAGGAGAGATTTTAAGAGGTTTATGAGAAATGATAGTTAATATGGGAACCCAAACCTATGAAATGAGCCACAAGCAGGCAAAAGCTATACTTGGAACGGCTAAGAAACTTGCAAATTGCAACATATACGGCATTGAAAAAGATAATGTGCTGATTATGCTGAATGAAAAGTATGAGGACGATATGAGCCTTAAAAAAGCCGTAGAGGAGTATAAGAAGAAAGGGTTCAAGGTGCATTGGAAATGAAGAAAACACGTTCAAAAATCATAATTAAAACAAGAGCTGGCGGTTACACAAAGATTTATGCCAATGGGAAATGGCAGAAAAAGGTGTGCAATATTGATTATCACGCAGAATGCAGTAACAAAGATGGCATAAAGGTCACTTGCGAATTTGATAGACTGAAAACTGATAAAAATGGTTCGGTTATCTACGATGAAGCCAAAAAAGATTTTGCAAAAGAACACATAGTTACAAGGATTTGAGGGAGCATTTGAGAAATGAGCATGGCAGAAGTAATTAAATCAATAGAGCGTGAAGCACTTAGAGAAGCACAATCGCGCGAAATAGGTGATAGAGATGGCAAGCCTATAGAAACATCCGATTTTCATGATATGACTATTGACATTGATATTTCAGTCGATGCAGTCAATGAGTACGCAAAATCAATTCTAGGCAGATACCCGAAAAATAATTATGAATTTTCAAGAGCATTAGAAATGAAAATTCTAGAGGAAACAAAATCATTAGCGAATAATGAGAAAAAGGAGTGAGATTATGTTAATAGTTGCATTACAAGATGATGTAGATAACTTATATGCCATATGGAATACAGTTACAGACAGATTTTTGGGTGTTAATTTGGACAGAGACTTTGCAATGGACGCAATAATACAATATAAGCATTGCTCTATAGCGGAAGCTAATTCAAGACTAGACAACCCACAACCATTTTCTGATATTGCTAAGGCTATTTGCAATAGCAATATTAAAAGTGCATTAAATGTACTACGCACAAGATGTCACGAAAACGCAAGAGATAGTTTTGATAAAGGCAATTATGGAATTTTGCATATAGTTACAGCAGATGAATTAAAATAAATAATTGCTGATTATCAGTAGAAAGAAATTATTATGAAGAAGAAAATTATAGCAATTGTATTAGGATTAGCATTGTGTTTTGGAATGACTGGATGTGCGTCATGGGACAGAATGGTAACAGATATGAAAAGTGATGTAAATGGCGGTATGCAAAGAACAATTACTGTATACACGGCAGATGGTAAAGAACTTGCAACATACGAGGGAAAGATTGATATTGATACAAACGATGGTGGATATGTTAAGTTTGACTTTAATGGAAAGAGATATATCTACTACAATTGCTTTGTAGAAAGCATTGCAGATATTGATTAAGTGATATTGCCGACTACGGACTAATTGTAGTTGCTGACCTTAGAAAGATAAAGGTTGATAAAATATAAAAGAAGGCAGAAAGGAATATATCATGGCTGATTTGAAAATATTTACAGAAAATATAGAACACGAAGCATTAAATCAGATATATACGCTTGTAAAACAGCCGGCATTTTCGGATTGCAAGATAAGAATTATGCCAGATGTTCATGCGGGAGCAGGGTGTGTTATAGGATTTACTGCTGATTTAGGAGAAAAAGTAATACCGAACATTGTTGGAGTTGACGTAGACTGTGGGATGCTTACTACAAACTTGGGGAATATTGATATTGATTTTGAGAGATTAGATAACGTCATTAGAGAATATGTTCCAAGTGGTAGAAAAGTTCATGAGGAAGAAAATTCATCTGCCGCAAGTGATATTATTGAAAAATTGTATTGCAAGGAACAGTTGAAAAATATAAATTGGCTGAAAAGAAGCTGCGGCACGCTGGGAGGCGGCAATCATTTTATCGAAGTTGATAGCGATAGCAAGAATAATAAATATCTTGTTATTCATTCGGGAAGTAGAAATGTCAGAAAGCAAGTTGCAGAAATATATCAGCAAATGGCGATTGCTGATATTTCGGGAAAATCGAATTTCAAACAAGATAGTGAGAAATTGATTGCTGAATACAAAAAATGTAAAAGAGAAAGAGAAATCAGCAAGGCTATCAAAGAATTAAAGCAGTCCTACGAAACAAATACAACTAAAATCCCTAGAGAGTTATCATATCTTGTTGGAAAACATAGAGAAATGTATTTACACGATATGAAATTATGCCAAGAGTTTGCGGAAATTAACAGAAGAGTCATTCAGAGCATTATTTGTTACTATATGGGCTGGGAAGTTACAAAAGAAACGGAGCGATTTCAAACGATTCACAACTACATTGAACACGATACAAATATTGTTCGTAAAGGTGCTATTTCTGCAAAAGCGGGTGAAAAAGTACTAATACCAATAAACATGCGTGACGGTTGTATTTTGGGAATTGGCAAGGGAAATGAAGATTGGAATTATTCAGCACCGCATGGAGCGGGGCGAACTATGAGTAGGTCAAAGGCAAAAGAAAGTATTTTGCTAGAAGAGTATCAAAAAGCAATGGACGGAATATTTACAACATCTGTAAATACATCCACGATTGATGAAAGCCCTATGGCATATAAAACAATGGATGAAATAATTGGAAATATAAAAGATACTGTTGAAATAGTTGACATTATAAAACCGATTTACAATTTCAAAGCAAACGAATAAAAACAATTACCGGCTACAGATTGCTTGTAGTCGCTACCCTAGAAAAATTATAGGCAGAGGTCTATAAGCACCTTTGCTTTTTAAAAGTGGAGGTGCTTTTCTTATGGCTAGTCAGAGCCTTATTTCCACAGTAAACGGATATGAAAACTACATAAAGGATAAAGGAAAAGACGAGCAAGTAATTAATGCCTATGTAGACGCCTGCAGTGTAGCCATAAATGGTGAGAAAGATATTGAGTATGGACTACAGCTCACCAAGAGAGCAAAAGAGCTTATAGAGGGCTTCTGCACGGCTAAAACGGGTGGTACGATTTGGGATTTGGATTATTACCATTTCAAGCATGAGACTACACCATATGACTTAGTTAATCACTATTTTGATTTATTCCTGATGGAAGCTCACTATAAGTTTGAGAGCTTTATGATTTACATGGAAAAAAATCGTCCACCATGGGAAAGATTTTATTTGCCAAGAAGAAATCCGTTGAGCAAAGTTGCACAGCTCATTCAAGATTTGTACGATGATAAACTTGATGAGGGCATGGTATTCTGCCCCGGACGTATCGGAAAGACTCAAATTGTTAAAATGGGTAATTTGTGGTTTGGCTCAAACAGACCCGAGAGGTCAAATCTATATTCGGCATATTCCGATAAGATAACCGGAGGATTTTACGATGGAACATTAGAAATGGTAAATGACCCAACGTACACCTACAAAGATATTTACCCTAAAATTGTAGAGAAAAAAGCTATCACAGACGGAAAAGACCTTACAATAGACTTCTTGCGTAAAAAAACATACCCAACATTTACCATGCGCTCTATATACGGAACACTGAACGGAGCGTGTGACTGTGACGGCTTGGGAGTATATGACGATTTATTTAGTGGTATTGATGAAGCATTAAGCGAAGATAGACAGGCTACAGTTTGGGGAAAGTTTGATAATAACTTTATGCCGAGAATTAAGCCCGGCAAAGCAAAGCTACTAGGAATAGGCACGAGATGGGCACCAAGAGATGTACAAGGGCGCAGGCTTGAATTGCTTGCAAATAATCCTGAATATAAAAACATACGTCATAGAGAGGTTATAATTCCGGCACTCAACGAAAACAATGAAAGCAATTTTGATTATCCCTACAAATTGGGATATTCCACATTAGATTATAAGCGCAGAATGGCTTCGTTTGAAGATAATGACGATATGGCTTCATGGTTTGCCCAATATCAGCAAGAGCCGATAGAAAGAAAAGGTCAGATGTTCAATATTGATAACATGAACTTTTTTGACCCAGCAGAAATTGAGGGAATAAGACCTGATAGAATTTTTTCGGCAAACGACCCGGCATATGGCGGTGGAGACTTTGTATCAATGCCAATTTGCTATGAGATTGAAAAGGAATACTATATCGTGGATGTTGTGTATAACGATGGCGATAAGGATATAACAATTCCCGAAGTAACGAGCAGAATGGAAAGCCACTTGGATAAATTTCCGAATAAAACAGCAGAGGTACATTTTGAGGAAACAAAAACAACATCTGCCTATCGTTTGGAGTGCGAGAAAGTATGGAAGAAAGATTGCTACCCAATATTGACAAGCCATGACCCGGCAGATAACAAAACTGCAAAAATGGACAGAATTAAAAATCATGCGCCGGATATAAGAAAACTGCATTTCATAAAACTTGAAAGACAAACTAAGGAATACAAGAAATATTTTCAAAACGTTCTTTCTTGCACATATGAGGGCAAAATGAAACATGATGATGGTGTTGATTCTACTGCACAGTTGTGCGATATGATTTTTAGGGAAAAGCGGATAGCAAAGGTTGAAGCAGTACACAATCCGTTCAGAGGAGGGCTTTATTAATGAATACAAAAACTTACTTAAACCAAATTAGCAGATTAGATAAAATGATACAAAACAAACTGTCTGAAATATACCGGCTTAAGACAATAGCATGTAGCGTTACTGTTTCAACGAACAAAGAAGCGGTTGACGTTTCATCGGATAAAGATAAATTAGGCAGTACAGTAACTAAAATTGTGGACTTGGAAAAAGATACAGACAGACTTGTTGATGAATTTATGAGAAAAAGAAATCATATTATCGGTCAAATTGATAGTATGGAGAATACCGACTATTATCATGTACTCTCAATGAGATATGTCAATCAAAACACTTTTGAAGAAATCGCCCAGGCTACAAATTGGAGCATAAGAAAAATATTTACAATCCACGGCAGAGCCTTGCAAGAGTTTGAAAGGCTTTACGGAAAAGAATATCTTGAAAATGTGCAGTAGTGTGCATAGTTTTGCATATCATTGCATATATACACTTAAAAAATTGACAGTTATAATATAACTATGAAAAAATCGTAATTCGTTCATTACGAAAATCTCTTTTAGAAATGGCGCTCACAGATTGTGGGTGCCATTTTTAGTGAATCGAGGGTGACATGAATAATCAGAATATTGTACCAACAGGAAAACGAAGTGTAATGTGCCCTCGTTGCGGAAAGTTATTAACGTGGGTAAATAAAAGCGACAAGAAACACCACAAAGTAATATGTACGCACTGCCGTAAATGGATATGGTTTTGGGCTGGCACACAAGAATTTGAGATAAAAGAGGTTCCACAGAGAACTTCTGCAAGTGGCATGAGGTTTTATTGATGTATAGATATGCTCATAAAAACGTAAGACCTTTTTCGGCCGTCTGCCAAAATAATTACGGCAGACAAGTTATTTTCACACGTAAAAGGCAAATCACAAAAAACAACATAATCGAAGAACTGAATAAAGCACTTGTGATTCACGAGCAAAACGCTATTGAAATTGAGTATCTTGACAGATACTATCGTGGTGACCAACCAATTTTGTATCGACAGAAAGTGAACCGCCCGGAAATCAATAACAAGATTGCTGTAAATCTTGCATATGAACTTGTCGAGCGCAAAACTGCAGAGATGTGTGCCGAGCCAATCCAATACGTGTTGCGTGGCACTGATAACCACAAGTCGGAAGAAATCACACAGCTTAACATTACAATGGATTCAGAAAGCAAACAGGAGTGCGACATAGACATACATCGTTGGAGGAGCATATGCGGTACCGGCTACAGATTTATCGGTAACGATGATGGACAAGGACAGTTGCTTGACGAAAGCGATTTTTATTTATCGTCTGAAAATCCAATGTACACCTTTGTAGTGTACTACTCAAACGGACGTCCGGCATTCTCTTGTCAAATCGGAGAGGACGAGAACGGAGCGAACATATACTATGTGTTCACTGACAATGAGTGGTTTGATATTCGTAACGACAAGATTTATGCAAGCGGAATAAACGGCAATAGAGCAATTCCGGTGATTGAATATCCAAACAATGCAAGGCGATTATCTGACATTGAAATGACTATTGCAATCACAGACGCTATTAACGTGCTTACATCAGACAGAATTAATGGAGTCGAGCAGTTTGTGTCTGCATGGGTGAAATTCGTTAATTGCGAGATTGACATAGATACATTTAGAAAAATGCGACAAGAGGGAGCATTGGTAGTTAAATCTAACAATGGTTCAGACAACAAGGCTGATGTTGATGTAATGACGAGCGAACTTAATCAGACAGAGGGGCAAGTGGTTTTCACAGACCTTTTTGAAAGATTTTTAAGTATTCAGGGCTTGGCAAATCGTCAGGGTAACACAGGTGGTGACACCGGCTCGGCTGTAGAATTGAGAAACGGACATTACGATGCCGGACTTAGGACGGCTATTAATGAGCCTATCCTTAAGAAATCAGAGAGAATGGCACTTAGGCTTATTCTTAACAGGCTGAGAATTAATAAGGGCTTTACGCTCATGCCTAGCGATGTGGAGATACACATTAATCATAATAAGCTAGACAACATGCTTGTTAAGGCAGAGGTACTTCAAATACTGCTTAACTGCGGTATTAATTACAAGAGAGCTGTTAAGACGATTGACATGTTTAGCGACCCCGAACAAGTCACTCTTGAAAGTGCTAAGCGGATGGAAATGTTATTCCCGGAAGAACAGCCGACAACAGCTACACCTAACAATAATAACGATGATAAGAACAATGGAAAGACAGCCGATGAATAATTGGCTGTCAATTTATTTTGGAGCTTGATATGGCAGACGAAATCCACGCACTTAACAAAAATGAAATACAAGACATAGATTATGACACATATTTTGGTGAGATGGATTTATCTGACGAGGAAAAGGAAGATAGAAAAAAACTTGCTGAAAAGTTTGAAAAAATCTTTGTTATGTTATTTGCCTTGTTATCCGGCAAGGAAGAAACAGAGATAACAACTATCGTCAAAGAATTTATCATCAGATATGAGAGCATTGCCACACAGTATTGTAAGGCAAAGAAAACACCCTCATACATTACAGACTATGCTCGGTACATTGTGAATGAGGTGGTTGACGCTACCACACAAAATACTGAAGTAGAGTATTTTACTTCACAGAAGCGAGCAAAAAATGTAGCTGCGAATGAAGCTAATGCAGTCGGCAATTACAGATTACAAGCTGAAATGGTAAAACAGGGCTACAAAACAAAAGAGTGGCGCTCAAAAGAAGATTCACATGTCAGACCCACACATGCAGATGTTGACAGAAAGAGAATTGATATTTTTGAGCCGTTTGAAGTTGGAAATTCACTGATGATGTTTCCAAAAGACCACTCTTTAGGGGCACGGGTAAAAGAAATAGCAGGGTGTAGATGCAGTCTTAAATATTACAGATAATGAGCAACTTGTAAGGAAACTTATAGGTTGCTTTTTATTATACAAAAAATTTGCAGTTGTGCGTTAAACAACAGAAAAACTCGGCTGGTGCGACCAGCGATAACAAAAGCGTGAGTTACGGAGGTAATGAAATGACAAGAAATGATGTTTTAAAGCTTTTTCCCGATGCAACGGATGAGCAGATAACAAATCTGCTTAACAAGAGCGGTGAGGAAATGGCAAGAGAGAAAGAGAAAGCCAATCAGTACAAGGCTAAAGCAGACAAAGCTGACGAGCTACAAACACAGCTTGACGAGCTACAGGCTGGCAATATGACTGAACTTGAAAAGGCAAATAAAGCCTTAGAGACAGCCAATCAGCAAATAGCCAAGTTACAGAAAGATAAGGTTGTCAGAGATTTACGAGAGAGTGCAATGTCTGATTTTGGCATTACTGCCGAACAGGCAAAGACAGTAGTAAAAGAGGATGGCTCTTTTGACACAACATCACTTGGCAAGATTATTTCCGACATGAAAGCCAATGCGATTGCGGAGTATGAGAAAAATGCACTTAACAATACCCCTAATCCTAACAATGGCGGTAACAATAATGAACCTGACTCAAAGCCGGCAGATGTAGCAAATGCAGAGCAAATCTCATTCGGTACAGTTGCAAGTGCAGAGAGCCAAAACAGCTATGTAATTTAAACAGGAGGTAGAACGATGGGAAAACCAATCGTAAGAGACTTTACACAGGGTAAAGGAATTTTAAAATTTTTCCCTTATGAGGGTGCAGCGTGCCTTGTACCACAGACTATGGTAACAAGCGCAGATGGAAACGGAATGAAGATTGTGCCGGCCGGTACGCCATTCCCAAGCAATGACGCAGAGTGCAAGGGCTATCTGTTACACGATGTGGATGTAACAATGGGTGACGCACCTGGAACATATGTATATCAGGGAACTATTGATTGGGAGAAAGTTAAGTCACTTTCAATCGCAGATGCAGCTAGAACTGCAACACCTAGAGTTACTTTCTATGGTGCGCCAAAGATTGTAGCAAGTCAGGTTTAAAAGGAGGTAGAAGAACATGGCATTACCATTAGCAGAAGCATTTACAGCGAGAAGTCTCGGTGTAATGTGGGATAACTACAAAAAGACATTAGGAACTGCCCCTTATCTTGGTAGACAAAAATTCGGAACACGTAAACAGGACTCACTCGACCTTAGATTTATCAAGGGCAAGAACGGACTGCCGGTATCGCTCAAAGCTTCAAACTTTGACGCACAGGCAGAGTTAAGAGATGTTGGAGGTTTCTCTGACATTCAGAACTCAATGCCATTTTATCGTGAGGGATATATGGTAACAGAGAAAGAGGAACAGGAGTATGACAATTACAGAACTTCTGAAAACTCTAACCTTGCCAATAACGTATTACGTGAAATCTCAAAGAAACCAATGATGTTAATTGAGGGGGCATTAGTTGTACCGGAGAGACAGATTTGGCAGTTACTCGCACCTACAGATGGTGTACCAAAGGTAAAGGTTGTACTTGGCGATAAGAACTATGTCGTTGATTACACGGCCGACAATGGTGCAGAGCATAAGGAAAAGCACTTTAAGTCAATTACCGGCACAAGCGCATGGGATAAGCCTACCACATGTGCACCGCTTGATGACCTTATTACAGTTTGTAGAGACTTTGCAAAGGCTACAGGCTACTCACTTACACGTTTCACTATGAATACAGAGACTTGGGAAATGGTACTTAAGGCAGAGGATACAAAGAAACAGGTACTCGGTATCACTGCTTACAATGGCGGTATCAGATTACAGCAAGGACAGGTTACTGAATATCTTAGAGGATATGGTATCGAGATTGAAGTATACGATAAGCTCTATGTTGATGAGTCAGGACAGACACAGTACTTTGTACCAACAGGCATTGTATCTGCGCAGTCTGCCGGAGTATTCCTCGGCGATTACACATTCGGTAAGACTCCAGAGGAAAGAAGCGGAAGTATCACAGACGGAAACCTCTCACTTGTTGAGACAGGTGTATCTGTATACACATATGCTACAAATCATCCTATCAATACTCACTGTATCGTATCTATGATTGGATTACCTACATTCGAGGGTATGGATAGCGTTATGGTTCTCAAAGTTAAGGAGGATTAAGGCTTATGATAGCAACGCACTCTATAAAGCATGATGGAGTGTGGTATAAAGTCGGAGACGAGGTACCGGAAAGCAATAGCAATTCGGCGCCTTCTGATTTTATGAACCCACCTGAAACACCATACACAAAGACAGAAATTAACAGAATGTCTACAGCCGACCTAAAGAAGCTTGCGAGCGAAAGCGGTATTGAAAATGCCACAGAAATAAACGGCGGTGACTTGAAGAAAATGTTAATTGAAAAGTTTGGATTATAAGGAGCTTGGCATGGAATACACCACATTAGAGCAAGTCAAAATCAGACTTAAACAATTTCATATTGAAACTGTCACAAACGATGATGAAACAACATCTGATGTGGTAGTGTTCGATAAAAAGGAAGATAACCCGCTCATTGAACAGCTCATTAGACAAGCCACGGAAGATGTAAAAGCAAAAAGGTGTTATCCGGACACTTTCACTGATGATGATATAACTGCCGATTTAAAGCAGTTTGAAAATGTCGTTATCAATCTTGCTGTCTACGACCATTCACAAGCCGGTGAGAACTACATGAGCGCATTGAGCGAGGGCGGAGTGAGCCGTACATGGAAAGACAAAGATAAGCTGTTTGTCGGAGTTTTTCCTTTTGTCAAAGTGCTATAAGCAAAAGAAGATTGTGCGTTACCATTTTACTGATGTCGGTAAAGTGGTAGCAGGCGGTACACATTAAGTGGTGGTGGGCGGTGTGCCAATTACCAAAGACGAAAGGCTGTAAGATGAATAATTTAATCTATCAGACATACATTATTGCCTTACCAATTATCCTAACAGCGCTTTTGGGTTATATTGTTTGGCTTTTACAAGAGCAGAAAAAGCAAAAAGCGATAGACACAAAAGAAAGAAACGAGCGCATTGAAGAGGAAAAGAAGCTACGACAAGCGAACGGAAAAGGTACAATGTTACTTTTACGAGTACAGCTTATCGAATACCATGATAAGTACATGGAGCTTGGTGAAATCCCATTATATGCGTATCAGAATTTTTGCGAGATGTATGACGCATACCACACGCTCGGAGGTGATGGCGGGGTAACAAAAATGAAAAATGAGATTGAGGAAATCCATTTAGGCAAAGGAGGGAAAAACTGATGGACTTTACACAAGTACCTACAGTAGTTGCTATTATGGTAATTACTTATTTAATCGGATATGCTTCAAAGCAGATACCACAGGTTAAAGATAATATTATTCCTATTATCGTAGGTGTAGCCGGTGGAGTACTCGGCATTGTTGGAATGTTTGTAATTCCCGGTTATCCGGCAAACAACATTCTTGATGCAATAGCCGTTGGCATTGTGTCGGGCATGGCAAGTACCGGTGCTAATCAGATTTACAAGCAGATAAAGAAAAATGCTTGACATTAATAAACAAGCCATGAAATACGCGCTTCAAGGTCAAACAGTCACAGTCTATGAAAAAGACGATGACGGAAATCTAAAGTTTTACGAAACAGAGGACGGAGAGAAGATATATTACACCCATGAGGAAACAGGCTTTTCGGAGCCTGTTGATTTTTGGGCAAATATATCATTTGACGGAGGAGAAGCGCAAAACAAGGAATATGGCTTTAATACGGCTGATTTTGACGCTGTTTTGCTGACAGACAGAGGAGAATACCCTTTTAAAAAGGGCGATGTTATTTGGCTCGATAGCGAGCCTACAAAGGATGCCAACGGATTAGTTGATTCAACTTCCGCAGACTTTACAATAGTGGGAGTCAAGCCCTCTCTCTATTCAGTTAAATACATGTTGAAAGCAGTCGTGAAAGAAGTGTAATTATGAAGATTGACGTTTCTCTGACAGAAAAATCTATACAAGATGCGATAGACAAGCTTGAAAGATACAAAGACCGCTTACAGGACAAGTGCATAGCGTTTGTTGGAGAGCTTGCTAGTAATGGCATTGCTGTAGCACAAGCAAATACAGGCAATTTCGGGCACTATATTACATTTAGTTACGAAATTAAAGATACAACGGACGGCTGTACAGCTATTGTGCTTGCTACCGAAACAGGGCAGATACAAAGCACATGGCAGACAGCAGACGGACTTAAGACAGTTGATGTATCGCCTTTGCTTATGGCTGAATACGGCTCCGGTTGGAAAGCTAAACCGCATTTTAATGATGCAAGGGGCGGTCAAGGAACTTTTCCGGGGCAGACACACGCATTTGATAGTGAGGGTTGGTATTGGAGAGACGAAAGCGGAGAATTACACCATTCATACGGCATTACACCTACAATGCCGATGTATCGTGCATTTTTAAAAATGGAAAATGACATCATAGGAACGGCACGGAAATTTTTTTAGTTGAGGTGATAAAGTGGCGAGTCAAAATCAATGGGTTTATGACCTTGAAAATCTCACATATGCGATTGTAAAAACCCGATGTGAGAAAAAATTGAAAACTAAATATCCCAAGCTAAAATTCACACAAGAGGAACAGTCGGACAGTGCAGCGGCTAGTTTCCCGACAGTGCTAGTTCAAGCACTCGAACCTATAGAACAGAATGAGGATTTAGAGTGCGAAAGAATAAATACAGTGTTATTTACAGCACAAGTAATTGTTACAACGAATAAAAGCCGTTCAGAAGCTTTGAATGTGGCGCAGACAGTGGCTAATGAATACAAAGCTATGTCATTCAAGCTGACAACAATCCCATTCGCTAGGAAGAACGGCAAATTATGGACAGCAACATTACGTGCTAGGCGGTCATTCGACTGGAATGATAGATTATAAGAGCCTTTTGGCTCTTATTTTTTTATGAAAAATTAGGAGGTAACAAAAATGGCAACAGGTTTAAAAAGTAGAATTGCTTACAAGACACCAACCGCATCCGCCACAAGTGGCGATTACTGGGCTGGAACTTACAAGCTCTTAATAAGGGCAAAATCAATTCCCTCACCATTCGGTTCACAGAACATGGTAGATACTTCAACTCTTGAAGATTTAGTAGAAACACAGGAAATGGGCAGACGTTCAGCCGGCTCCATGGAAGTTGAGGGAGCTTTCGAGAAGAAGTACAAAGACGAGATGGTAACTAACGAGGGCAAGAAGCTCGATTTTATTATTCTTTATGGTACAGACGGAAAAGGTTCAGAGGGTATCTGTGCTTTTATTGGACAGGAGTCATTCGCCCCAGGCGAGGCTTCCGATGACCACTTAACAGGAACTGCGACTGTATCAGTTCAGACAGTACCTAAGTGGATTGAGGATAACTACGATGTTGCGGTAACAGAGGATGACCGAGGTTATCCAACATCAATCACACTCACAAAAAAAGGGTGAGCCAATCGGAAAAAGCCGTAGCGGTTGGCTATGATGATAGCACGGCTGACAGCGAACTTGAAGAAACAATATAGCAAGGTAATTGAGGCAGTGTTAAAACTGCCTCTTTCCCTATATAAATTAGGGAGAAAGGGAAAGATAAAATGAAAATTAAATTAAGTGGAAAAGAATATACAGTTAAATTCGGATACGCACCGGTAGTTAAGAATAAAATTATCCCAAGGCTCGTAGGAATGAAGCAACAGGGTGAGGAACTTGAAGTCATTGACAACATGCTTGAGTTTTTACCGGAGTTTTTACTCGTAGGCTTGCAGAAATTCCATGCTGACGAATTTGGCTTTGATTTTAATGATAAAGAAGCAAAAGAGAAACAGCTCGTAAAGGTATACGATTTACTTGACGATTATCTTGACCCGGAGAATGAAGAGGGCGAAGATTTACAATCACTCTATAATGGCTTGTCTGCGGAAATGGAGAAAAACAGTTTTTTATCCAAGATGTTGGCGAAAGAGGTACAGACAGCCAAGAAGAAACCAATCAAGAAGTAAAAGAGCTTACATGGGAAGTATATTGCAACGAAATCCGCCCATATTGGCTTTTGGTAACTAAAGGCTATGGATTTAGCGTTGAGGACATAGACATGTCTTGTCCGGCTGATTTAGAGCCTTATTCAAAGGCTTATATGCTTGCACAAAAAGAAACCGACTCCAACATGTGGGCTTGGTGGGGCACATACGGATTAAGCGCAACTCTTACAGCGATTGACAGAGCCTTAAATGGTAATAAAGCAAGAGCAAAATACATTGAGAAATCATTAAATGAGCAATACTCAGAAGATAACGAGCCTAAATACAAAGAGTCTAATGAGGAAATTGCCGTTTACGAAATGAAGCAACGAATTAACGCATTAAGACAGTCGGGATTACCTGAAAGTCCTGATTAATGAGGTGACAAAATGGCATATAAAGGAATTGACGTATCGTCATATCAAGGAAATATTGATTGGAGTAAGGTTAAGTGGGCTGGAGTGCAATTTGCAATCCTAAAAATAATCCGCAAAGACCTTAATCCGGATAAAACCTTTGAAGCGAATTGGAAAGGCTGTACTGATGTAGGAATGCCAATACAAGGTGTTTACAACTACTCATACGCTACAACAGTAGACAAGGCAAAGACAGACGCAAATAAGGTCATTCAGACACTTAACGGAAGAAAAACTTTTGTTTGGTTAGATGTTGAGGATAAGTGCCAGCAAGGGCTCGGACAGACGCTTATTGATATTATCAACACATATCAGAGTGTTATCAAAAGTGCCGGGCTTAACTTTGGTGTATACACAGGGCTTAGCTTTTACAATCAGTATATTGCACCATACGCAAATCAGATTAACTGTCCGTTTTGGATTGCACGTTATCCATCCACTAAAGGAATGTCTATTGGTGATGAGCCTAATAGTGCGAAGAAGCCTGTTATACAACATTCTCTGTATGGCTGGCAGTATTCAAGTGCATTTACTTGTAGCGGTCTGAATAACAGCACTGACGCTAACTTACTCTATACGGAGCTTGGAGCAAATGATACAACAGTAACAAGCCAGCCTGCACCCGCGCCGGCCAAGCCGAGTGATGAGAGCTGGAAGGGCGATGTTGACTATTACTTGGAAAGTGAAGCAGTCAGAAAATGGCAGCACGCTATGAATGTAGGCTTCGACCTCAAAGGAGCTGATGCACTGAAAGAAGATGGCAAGTTTGGAGCCAATTCACAGAGATTTGCTAAAAATCACAATTTGTGGAGCGGTCAGAGACATAACTGCCCGACAGCCATTAAGTGGCTGAGAAAAACTCTGCATGACAAGTACCATTTTTACAAACTTGATACTGATTACGGCAAGTGGACGGATTATCTCACTAAATGTGTCATGGTATTTCAAAAGAATAGAGGGCTTAAGCAAGATGGCTATGTTGGATTGATTACAACATACTATCTGCTCAAAGGATAAATACATGAGAGCTACTTTAGGGTAGCTCTTTTTTATTACAGGGAGGTGAGAAAATGGCAGAGAGCATTGAGCTTCAAATCAAGTCGGACGCGCAACAAGCGACTGAAGCCATAGGCAATTTACAAAGTGAGTTGCAAGGGCTTGGAACTACTCTCAATTCCCTCAATGGTGCAAGCATAAGCAATTTTGCGAGTGGAATGTCACAACTTGCAACATCACTTAGAAGTGTGAGCAGTATTGACACTCGTACCTTTAGCAAGATTGCGACTAACATGGAAAAGCTCGGCAATCTTGATACTGCAAGACTTGTCAGCTCGGCAAGTGCCTTAAAGAACATGGCAACAGAATTGTCAGGCTTTGCAAATATCTCAAAGCAATCAGCAGAGATTACACAGTTAACAGCTTCAATCTCAAAGCTTGGCTCAAAATCAGCCGGTTATGCTGCAGATAACATAAGAAAACTTGGCAGTGCATTGAAAGAGGTAATGACAACATTATCTAACGCACCGAGAGTCAGCAATAACATTATTCAAATGACTAATGCACTTGCTAATCTGTCGCAACAAGGCTCAAAAGTCGGTTCGGCTAGCAGGTCACTTGTAACAGGCTTTTCAAACACAACTAAGTCAATTAAGAGTACAAGAAGTGGATTCAGGGGCTTAGCTTCAACTATTGGTAAGTTTTACGCAACTTATTGGATGGTTATGCGAGCTGTAGGAAAAATAGGCAGTGCAGTTGATTTAGCAAGCCAATTAACCGAGGTCCAAAACGTAGTAGATACCACGTTTGGTGATATGGCAAGCAAGGCTGATGATTTTACAAAAACATCAATTCAAGATTTCGGAATGTCGGAGCTGACAGTTAAACAAATATCAAGCCGTTTCCAAGCACTAGGCACTTCTATAGGTATTTCATCAGAGCAAGTGGCAAATGGTACGGCAGTGGCAAATAAAGCTCTTATGAGCCAAAATAACACGCTATACAAGACTACAGACAGTATGGCTGATATGTCGCTTAATCTTACAAGGCTAGCTGGTGATATGGCTTCATTCTACGATGTAGACCAAGCTGATGTTGCAAAGAGCTTACAATCCATTTTCACAGGAACAATTGCACCATTAAGGAGATACGGACTTGATTTAACACAAGCCACACTTTCAGAGTGGGCTATGAAAAACGGACTTGACTCAAATATCAAATCCATGACACAAGCTGAAAAGGTATTGCTAAGATATAATTATGTCATAGCAAACAGCAAAGCCGCGATGGGTGATTTCGCCAAAACTTCCGATAAACGAAACGTTAGTTTCATGTGTCGCGCAGCATAGTAATATGCTGATGAAAAATCGAGCAAAGTCGGTGAAAACTAAGTTGATTTAGACAACATACTTTGATATAATATGTTTGAGGTGATTTAATGAGAACGTATTATATCTATAAGGCTACAAATAAAGTAAACGGAAAATTATATATCGGACAAACAGTAAACTATCACGCTAGGGTTCAACAACATTTAAGGTGTTCGCCAAAAGAGGATTGCTTATTTCACAGAGCAATTGAAAAGTATGGCAAGGACAACTTTGAATGGGAAGTGATTGATAAATGCAATAGTTCACAGAAAGCATTGCAACTTGAAAGATTTTATATATCTTTGTATAACACATACAGAGATGGATATAATGAGAATAAAGGCGGTGTCGGTGGACATAACGCAAGAGCTGTCGTAAGGCTGGATAAAGACGGAACATTTATAGAAAGATACGATAGCGCGATGGAAGCCGACAAATATGGCTTTGGTAATACTGATGTATTATTATGTTGCAAGAATAAAATGCTGACATGTAAAGGCTATCAATTCATGTTTGAAGATGAATATAAAGCTAATGGTGCTAAGACATATGCAAAGCCAAAACCTACTAATCAGAGAAAAGTCATTCAATGTGACCTAAAAGGCAATTATATCAAAGAATTTGATAGTATAGCACAGGCTTCAACCGAAACAGGAACAAACAGGACAACACTGATAGGGGCATTGAAACATCGTTATAAAAATGCCAATGGATATATTTTTGTTTATGAAGAAGATTTTCCAATAAAGGATTTGAGCATGTATACTAAACTAAAAAAGGGTAGGAAAATAGCTCAAATTGATATAAAGACAAATAAAGTAGTCAAAGAGTATGACAGAATATCTGACGCTGGCAAAGCGTTGGGAGTCAATTACAAAGCTATACACAAAGTAGTTGATAAACCCAACAGGACAGCATACGGGTATAAATGGATAAGTCAATAAGTCAATACCGAGGTAATCAATCAGATAGCGAAAGGCTGATTGACACCGTAACGCGTAGGAAGTGAATAAATATAATCTTCCCAAGAGTGCTCGACAACCATAAGACGTAGAAATGCGTCTTATTTTTGTGGTTGAAAATGTACGCTGAACTTATAGGAAACTATAAGAAGTAGAGGATAAAAAGCCTTTACGATAACAAATTGACATGGGCGAATAGTGTAAGAGTCCTCAAGCAAGAGTTTCAAGCATGGGGCAGTATCATAGGTAGCGTAATAATCAATGCTTTAAAGCCGTTTGTTCAAGCCTTAAGTAAAGTAATGCTCAAGGTTATTAGCTTCACAAGAACTGTAGCTGACGCACTCGGAGCAATCTTCGGATGGACTATCGAAATAAGCGGTGGCGGTGCTACTGTTGACGGCATGGAGGACATAGCTGGCGGAGTAGGCGATATTGGTGATAACGCTGATAGTTCCAACAAGAAAGCGCAAAAACTGAAAAAGACATTGCTTAGCATAGATGAGATACACGCACTTGACGATAACAGCGATAGTGGCAGTGGTGGCGGTTCAGGCAGTGGCGGTTCAGGTGGCGGTGGAGCTGGCGGTGGTGTTGATAGCTCACTGAAAAAGACAGATGGATTGCTTGAAAAATACAAATCATCAATCAAAGATTTATACTCACTCGGAAAGTACATCGGTGACGCTCTTGCTAGTGCTATGGAGAGCATTGATTGGAAGAAGATATATCAGAAAGCTGACAATTTCGGAAAAGGACTTGCAGACTTCCTTAACGGCTTAATCAGCCCAAGACTCTTTTATGATTTGGGTGCAACAATAGCTGGTTCGCTGAACACAGCTTTACATTTCCTCAATTCATTCGGTACAACATTCGACTGGACTAATTTTGGCTTGTCGATTGCTAACGGCATTAATGGATTTTTTGAGAATTTTGATTTTGCGTTACTAGCAAAAACTATTAATGCATGGGTGCAAGGAATATACACCATGCTAACCACGGCAATTAAAAATGTGTCGTGGAAAGACATACTCAAAGGAATTACGGACTTTTTAAGCAATTTGGACATTAAAACTGTTGAGATAATAGTTGGTACATTGCTGATAAAAAAGATAATTTCGTTAAAATTGGGTTCAGTGGCACTCGCTTTTATTGGAAAATCATTATCAAAAGCGATAGCACAGGCAATAGCTTCAAAAATTGGATTTGAGCTTGTAGAGGGAGCTGGCATTGGAACGGCAATAATGCAAGCATTTAAAGTCATTTTTGCTTCACTATCAACAAATCTTGGATTGCTCATAGAGGGATTATTCAGTGGCTTGAGTTTGGGTGATGCAATAACGGCTGCATTCGGAACAGGAGCAGCAGACCTATTAGCAACAATCGGTTCTGCTTTTTCGGCAATAGCCGGAACAATTTTATCTATCGTAAATTTTGTCAAAATGCTAAAAGACGGATTTAGCTGGGTGAATGAGATTTTAATGGTAATAGGTGTTGCATTGGCCACAATCGGAGCAATATTAGCCGGTGTGGCAGCATTGCCAGCAGTAATTGTTGGAGCAATAGTGGCAGCAGTTGCAACGATTGTTGTTGTGGTAAAAGATAATTGGAACACAATTTGTGAACTATTTTCAACAGTTGGCGAATGGTTCAATGGAAATGTCATTGAGCCTGTAGTTTCATTTTTTAAAGATATGTGGAAAACCATAAGTGGCTTTTTCGGTTCTTTATGGAAAGACATAGTAGCTGTGTGGCAAGGAGCTTCGAAATGGTTCAGTTCCACAGTAATTGAACCGATAGTTGGCTTTTTTAAAGGCTTTGCTACACGAGCACAACAGATTTTTCAAGGTGTTTGGATAATAATTCAAGCAATTTGGATAGTAGCTTCAAGCTGGTTTAATAATAATGTAATTACTCCAATTTCAAATCTGTTTAATTTTTTAAAAACGTTTATACAGACAACGATACAGACAGCAAAAGATTTTGTCTTTTCAACGTGGCAAGGGGTGGCAAGTTGGTTTAGCGGTACAGTAATACAACCGATTTCAAACTTTTTTAATATGTTGAAAGCTGGCATAACATCGGCACTTAGCGTAGCAAAGAACTTTGTTATATCTACTTGGCAAAGTGTGGCGGGTTGGTTTAATGGCAATGTTATTTCGCCTGTTGTAAACTGCTTTAATATTATGAAAAATGGAATTACAAACGCGTTTAATTATGTGTGGAGTTCAATAAGAGGCGGCGTTACAGGAGCTATGAACTACGTTATTTCAAAAATAGAGAATGGGGTTAATTTTGTTGTCAGTGGAATTAACTCTTTATTAAGAGGATTTAACAAAGTTGTTTCTATGGCTGCTAAGGTGGCCGGTACAAATTGGGGCGGAGTATCGTTGGTTCCGAAAGTGCATATTCCAAGGCTTGCTAGTGGCGGAATTTTCCCAAGGGGAGAGGACGGCATGGCTTTTATTAATCATAACGAGTTAGTCGGTAGGTTCTCAAATGGCAAAAACGTGGTAGCAAATAACCAACAAATCACCGAAGGAATTAAACAGGCTGTCATGGAGGGTATGGCACAAGTAATGATGAACTATAATGCCGGCGGAAACTCTGCACCTGTCATTGAAAATGTGTTTAAGTGCGACAGTGAAACGCTCTATCGCATGACACAAGTAGGCAAGGCAAAGCACGGACAACGATATATTGTAGCAAATGAATTTGGCTAAGACACTCACCCTTGCGTGGGTGTCTTTTTACGAGGTAACAATATGGCAATGATGTTAGTAGATGGAGTGGCATTACCCACTCCATCAACTTTTGAATGGGGCATGATTGATGTGTCTGCAAGCGACAGTGGGCGAACACAGGATGCTCAAATGCACAAGAATAGAATAGCGCAGAAACGGCAACTTAAATTGTCGTGGAGTGGTACAGACACAGCTAGGACAGCAAGGATACTTCAAATGGTAAACCCCGAATATATCAGAGTAACATATCCTGACGCTATGAGTGGCACTGATGAAACACGTACATTCTATGTAGGTGATAGAAGCGCACCTATCAAGATATGGACTATCAACAATAAGAGGTATGAGACATTGAGTTTCGACCTCATAGAAGTATAAGGCGGTGATTTAATGCTTAACGTATCGGCTAAATGGCAAAGGGCAGTAATGCTCGATAATGATATAAACGTAAATTGCTTTGCTGACATAGTTACGGCAAGCGGTGAAAAAATCCCTATTAGTGATAGCGAGCTGTGGGCAAATGGCTTCGAGGTCAATGACTCAACATCAAGCAATGGCACTTTCACAATCGGGGCTTTGATTGCCGGAAAACTGAAAATTAAGCTGAATAACATTTACGAGGATTACAGCAAGTATGATTTTGATAAGGCAAGCGTAACAGCATATGTTTCAAAAAGCTTTTCTGATGGCACAAGTGAAAAACTAAAAATTGGTGAGTATAGAGTCAGCGAGACAAGCTATGACGGCTCACTCATAACGCTTACTTGCCTTGACAATATTAATAATTTCAATCGTGAGTATGACAGCAATTTAAGCTACCCTACGACAGCGTATGAGGTAGTCAGAGACGCTTGTATTAAGTGTGATGTACCTTTTACTATGGCGAGATTCGACAACTCTGATTACGTGATTAACGAGATACCGAGCGATAATCAAAAACTCACATATGGACAGGTAATAGCTTACATCTTGCAGTTAAGTGGATTATGGGGCAAATGCGGTCACGATGGTGAATTGCTTATCGAGTGGTATGATATGAGTCAGTTTGGGAGCCAAAATTACAATGGCGGAACTTTTAGCACAAAAACTACACCATACTCTGACGGAGATAGTGTTGATGGTGGAACATTTAAGTATTCTGACGGAGATAGTGCCGATGGCGGAACATTTACAGAAGCGAGAAATTACCACAATATTTACACGCAAAAAGACTTGAATGTTGCGACTGATGATGTTGTTATCACCGGGGTAAAGGTAACAGTAACCTCAAAAGAGGATAAGGCGAAAGATGTTAACGCGCTTGCCGGAAAAGAGGGATATGTAGTCTCAATCTCTGATAATCCGTTTATTCCGGCAGACAAGGCACAGGCAGTTGCAAATTATATCTTCAAAAAAATCGGTGGCATGAGGTTCAGACCGCTTGATGCTACACTCTTGTCAAACCCACTGATTGAGAGCGGAGATGTGGCACTTGTGACAGACCGCAAGCAGAATACCTATAGCTGTTTTATTTCTAACCGAACATTTACAGTTGGAAGCGGCACTAAAATTTCGTGTGACGCTGAAAATGCTTCAAGAAATAGTGCTGACAAATTCAGTAATGAGACAAAGGCTGTCGTACAAGCTAGGAAAGTTGCGCAGGCACAACTAAGTGTATATGATAAGCAAATGCAATTGCTGACACAGCTAATGTCTCAATCGCTCGGGCTTTTTAAGACTGAACAGGTGCAAGAGGATGGCTCAATTATTTACATTATGCATAATAAAGCCGACCTTAATTCGAGCAACATACAGTGGAAAATGACGGCTAATGGCATGGCTGTATCAAGTGACTATGGTAAAACGTGGAATGCCGGAGTTGATAAAGACGGAAACGCTGTTTTCAATATTATGTCAGCTATTGGCATTAATTTTGATTGGGCGCATGGCGGAACACTCACTTTAGGCGGCGAGAATAACACAAACGGCAAGCAGTATGTCAAAGACGCAAACGGAAAAATTCTGATTACACTTGATAACAAGGGCATTACGCTTGCTGACGGAGTAAGTATTTCGTGGAACAATATCTCAGACCAACCCGATTTTGCAACAAACGATAAGCTAAACGAATTAAAAGACAATATTGGCTACACGCAAATAGGAAAAGAGTATGTTATTTCCCCAAAAATTGTAGGGGCATACGGCGAATTTACAAAAGCTTTCAATGTCGATGTTGTTAATCCGTCCACAGGACTCAATCAAAGTTTTTGGGCGCAAGACGCGGAAACAGGGACAAAAATAAGCGGAAATTACAGTGGAAATGATATTGATAATAATCTTACAGTAAATCCAGAGGGAGCAAACCTTTTTTCAAACGTTGGAGGACATACTAGCGGTATGGGCTGTGGCGGTGGCTTTGCAAGCATAAGCGGTGAAACGGTTAATGTAAGTGGAACTAACGTTGACATTACCGCAAACAATTTGACTCTTAATGGGGTTGAAACTGTTTTTGGCTCAAAAACATTTACCAATGAAAACGGCTGGTATTGGAGACAGTGGACAGATGGATATATAGAAATGTGGGGAAGTTTTCCCGCGACTGTCTCGTTTGGCCCTAAATATGGTAGTCTGTATTATACTTATGGAAGCGTATATATGCCAGACGGAATAAAAAGTATCTTACATACTACAGGTACTGTGTTTTGTAGCGCCGGCGGGTTGTATTCTATTTTTTTTACAAGATGGAGCAGTAATGAGTTGGGGTTTTGTATAAACTCGGCTGCTGCAGAAACAAACAAACAATTGTATTTACAACTTCACGTTTTAGGCAAATGGAGATAATTGATGAAAGCGAGGCGTAATTTATGGCAATTCAAATGAGACGAGGGGCATACGCGGAGTTTGACCCCTCAAAAATGAAAGCTGGAGAATGGGCGGTATCGACCGACTCCGACACGAAAAAACAGCAAATATGGATGTGCTTCGCACCCGGAATAGTTAAGCGAATGGGAACTGTTGAGGATTTTGACGTTGAAATTCAAAGACTTATTCAGAGTTACCTTGACGGCATGGCAGAATCCGTATCACAAGCTCAAAAATCAGCACAGACTGCGACAGAAAAAGCTAACTCGGCAAGCAGTTCTGCTTCTCAGGCTCAAAAATCAGCGCAAACTGCTTCGCAAAAAGCAAACGAGGTCGCGCAAGTTTCAGGAAAGATTGATACGGCGGTAAGTCAAGCAAACGCAGCTACAAAGGCTGCAAATGAAGCTGCACAAAGAGCAGAACAACAAGCCGGACTTGTCGAGCAGAAAGCAAACGGAAGAGGCATTACTTTTTTCGTGACAAGTGCCGGCTTACTTAACGTGAGCAAGGAGGATTAAATATATGAGCGGAATAGACATTATATCAGACACAACAGGTCAAGCGATTGTTGAGAGTATTAAAGCCCTTGGTACAAAATTAAGTGAGGGAAGAGTTATTTATGGTGTTCACATTAATGGGGCGGATAGTAACCCGAAAACAAGAGTCAGATATTTAGCAGACGCAGTAGGCATGACTCCAGCGGCCATGAATTTCACGAGTGGAACTTTTGATTATGGCTCATGGGCGAATGCCTTTTTTATGCCAAAACCATGTATGCTTAAGACAAATGGACAGGTTGACTATTACCTCAACGAGAACGATTTGGCTAAAAAAACAGATGGCAGTGCGTCAGATGTAGCAAGCATTGATTACGATGGAAATGCTATGATGGAATGGGGCAATGGCACAGACATTATATGGTGGAAAATTGCACCCGACAAAGGCAATCCAAACAGTGCAAGCCTTTATGTTGCCAACTACCAAGCTGATAAAGATTTTAAAAATCTAAATTTCATCGACATTAACGGCAATGAAAAATCTCATTTTTATACACCAATTTATAATGGCTCACTTGACGGCAACAATAAGCTACGCTCAATAAGTGGTCAAACAGTTATTAAATCAAAATCAGCCAGTCAAGAAATGACATATGCAAGAGCCAATGGTGCAGGATATGAAATCGAGCAGTATGTTGACAGACTCTTGATTAATATTTTGCTTATCATCATGGGAAAGTCTACTGATACGCAAGATGTATTCGGACGAGGCATGAGCGAAAATGCCAGTTATGAAAACTTATTGCTTAAGACCGGCACAATGAATAGCAAAGGGCTATTTTGGGGTGAAAATGCCGGAAAAGCCGGAGTTAAAGTATTTGGTATGGAGAACTACTGGGGTAATCAGTGGCGAAGAACAGCGGGACTTATCCTTACTAATGGCATAGCGAAAGTCAAGCTGTCTCCGTCAACAAAGGATGGAAGCAAAGCAACTAACTATAACACTGATGGGACAGGGTATATCGAGATACTTAATTCAACTCCTAGTGGTACAAACGGCGGATATATCAAAGATATGTTATACACGGCATTAGGTATGTTTCCAAAATCAATTACAGGCTCATCATCGACCTATTATCCTGATGGCTGTTGGTTTAACATTGCAATTATAGCCTTTGCTCTTTTTGGTGGCACCCTGGACAACGGCCGTCATTGTGGCGCGTTCTCCGTGCGCTTGATCGTCGTGGCTGGTATCGTGGGGTGGAGCTTCGGGGCTTCTCTTTCCTACAAATAACTTGCAACAGGGAAGAGGGAATTTCTGCCTAAGCAGAAAGGGATAAAATGAATGCAGACTAAATTCCGTACCCCTTGGTAAAAATTAACTCGATGCAAGCTACTGCTAGTAGTAGGAAATAGTCGAACGTGGTAGAGAGGATAGGAAGAGAATACGTATGAGAACATACAGAAATCTATATGCTGAATTTATTTCAGACGAAAATATAAAACTTGCAATTCAAAATTTCTCTAAGGGTAAAAAGAGAAGAAACAAGGTTAGGAAAATTTAGCAGGCCTTGATACATACATACCTAAAATTAGAGAATATGCGATTAACTTCACACCTTTTGAACATAAGCCCAAAGAAATATATGACGGAATATCACGAAAGAAACGCAAGATAGTAATACCGACAGTTATGGAATCAATAGTACATCACATGATAGTGAACGTACTTAAACCCATGTTTAACAAAGGAATGTATGAGCACAGTTATGGCTCGGTTCCTAAGCGTGGCGGTACGTATGGCAAGAAGTGCATATGCAAGTGGATAAAACAGAGCGGTAAAAATATTAAATATTGCTATAAGCTTGATGTGAAGCAATTTTACGCTAGTATTCCACAGGATAAATTAATCGAAAAGCTTAAATCTAAAATCAAAGATTTTAAATTCATGCAGATTGTTGAAAATGTTATACATTGCGTGCCTAATGGATTGCCACTTGGCTTTTATACCTCTGTATGGCTTGCAAACTGGTATTTGAGCGAGTTTGACCATGAAATCAAATCACTCGGCATTGAGCTGAAATATGCACGCTATGTTGACGATATGGCTATATTTTGTGCAAGCAAAAAGAAATTGCGTAAGGTAAAAGCCGTGATTGATAACAGTCTTGCGGAATTGGGCTTGACAGTCAAAGCAAACTGGCAGATATTTCGTTTTCATTATTTGCCCCAAAATCCATATGTTAGCAAGAATGAAAAGCCGGCAACATATGGTAGACCGCTTGATTTTATGGGGTATAAATTCTATAGGAATAGAACCACCTTAAGGAAAACAATCCTTAAGAAAATAAGAGCTAAGGCGGTTAGAATATGGCGGAAAACAAAGGTTACAATATTTGACTCAAAACAAATGGTTTCCGCTCTTGCGTGGATTAAAAATTGCGATATGTACGATTATTACAGGGAGTACATCAAACCATTTGCAGATTTTGGAAAACTAAAGCGCAAAATTTCAACAGTAGACAGAAAGGCAAGGTGTATTGAATATGACAGAATATAAGCTAGTAGAAAGTATGCAATCGGGCAAACCGCTTGATATTGACACAACATCTTCTCCGAATATCGTTTATCAGCGAAAAAACATTAAATCGGTTGAAGCAACAGGGAGTGAGGATGATTTTACTTACAAACCTAAGCATTGGGAGTACGAGGAGCGTGAGCTGACACAGGACGAATACTCGCAGTATCTTATTGCTATGGAACAGGCAAAAGAGATTAACGAACATTCTGATGAAGAAGCAATAGACAACTATACAAGGCAGTTAATGGATGAGGGGGTGCTTTAATATGAGAATTTTAGTTGAAAGCCTTAAAAGGCTATATGAGAGTGGCAGAGTAACCAAAGAAGAACTACTCGACAGAGTAGCAAGTGGTAAAATATCGCAAGAGGAATATGAGTACATTACTTCACAATTAGAATAAAAAAGAGAGGGAACTTTCCCTCTCTGATTATTGCCCTATAAATACTCCAACATCATCTGCGAATGGATTGAAATTGTAATCCATTTCAATACTTTGCGCGTTTGTTGGAACTTCAAACGATATATCGACATTTCCAGTTCTACCCGGCGAAAGCTCTAAAATCGAAGAGCTGTCAGTCAAATAAAGCTTGTTTTCGACTTGCACGTTATCAGCATATCCAGTTGCATTAGTATAAGAAAAACTAAATGTTTCATCACTATTATTTACCACTTGAAAGCTAAAAGTAACATATTTATATCCGCTTTTAGGCTTTTCGTAATCATAATTCGTATTTTCATAAAAATCAGTTAAAGCTACATTTATGTTGTCTTGATAAGTTATTCCCTCTCCGACACGAGCTTCAATCCTTTGATAATCTTGCGAGGAATTACCCTCTGTCTCGGCTTCTATTTCACTCTCAATTTGATTATTGGACTTCTTGTCACTTTTAGCGGTATCAGTACTTGAATGGTCTACAAAAATCAATCCTAAAGCAGAAAGAACACATATCACAATAGCAACAATCGAACCTACATGGCGCCTTGGAATTTGTTCTGAACTCTTAAGAGCTAAATCAATGATAGCAAGTATCAGTGCTGTTATGATACATATTACATCGAGAAAAAGCGGTGCGCATAGTATAAGCGGTAGGCAAAAGCAAATAGCTATTGTGCTTAATACAGAATCTTTCTTTTTAAACGGCTTATCTTGTATGTATAAATTTACATAATAGCTTGAAGTTTTGCGGTCAACGAGATAGTTACTCTCGATGTGTCTACAAACCATTTCCATATTGCCTTGATAATACTTATCTAAATCGCCAATATTAACATAATGATTGTTAATGCAGTATTCTCTATATCTTTTCATATAAAAAATCCCCTTTCTAGTTCTTTTATCCTATTTTACTCTTTACAATCCGTATTGTCAATATTCGACAAAATAAAACACTTTAAAGTGCTACAGTAATGATGTCCTCAAATAAGAGAACTCTTCAAGTTTCGGTAGGGCGGTGGATTTTTCTGCCGTCCTTATTGACGTTTAAGAACAAATGTTCTATAATTGATGTATCGGAGGTAGTATTGTATGGAATATAAGGATGAAATAATTAAAATGATTGAGAACGTGGAAGATAAAGACCTGTTATTGTACTTGTATGTATTCATCAAAAGAAAAATAGAGGCAGAGTAAAAGCTCTGCCTTGGTAGTTATATTTTCTTTTCCCAAACGTTACCACACTTTGAACATACAAACTTTGTTTTGCCATTCTTTCCCTTAATTCCGGTAGCGGTACCGACAACGGCACCGACAGGTCCGAAGAGACCACCTACTGTGTTGCCAACAAGTGCTTTGCCCAATGAGAATTTTTTCTTGGTATCAACAGGTATGCCAACGCCATCACAACCCCATTTAGGACATTTAACAGTTTTACTCATAATAAAATACCACCTTTCTTATTAATTTAATTTATTTTGAGTATTTTTCATACATTACATCTATTAAATTCATAATACTTTCTTGCTCTTTATCCGACAATTTAGATAACTTAAATACATAGTCCTTGAGCTTATTGTCTATATTTGAAAGGTCATAATCTGTATTTGCTTGTTCAAATATAGGATTACTTTCTTCACCTGTAACTAGATATGATAAGGTAGTTCCTAAAAAATCCGCAATTTTCTGCATATTTTTAGTTTTCGGCTCGCTCTTTCCTCTTTTCCAATCGGAGAGAGTCATGTTTGAAATGCCTGTAGCTCTTGCAACATCGGCATTTTTCAAGCCTTTTTCGTCTAGTAATTTCTGATAATGTTCATACATAAAAAATCCCTCATAAATTATTATGGAAAACTTTAAAATAATGCTTGACAATTAAAGAAAACCATAATATACTAGACCTAGATTAAGGAAAGCCTTAAAACCCAGGTTTTAATTTTGTTATTTTGTTGTCTTGGTAAGTTTCATTATAACGGATTTCCTTAATAAAATCAATATATTTTTAAGGAAAGGAGCATGAAAAATGAATAATTCTAAGAAATATGCTCAATCATATTCGAGATTTGAGCAAATTTTGAAGAAAAAGGGTATCACATCATACCGAGTAGCAACAGACTTGAACTTTTCACCTATGTTGCTTTCAGACTGGAAGAGAGATAAAAGCAAGCCAAAATTAGACACCATGATTAAAATTGCAAGCTATCTTGGCGAACCGGTTGAGAGTTTCGTGGATTAGAAAGAAAGGAGAAAGCATGAACGCAAGAGAACAACGAATCGCAGAAATTATGTCAGAAAATCAAGTTGAATATGACATAGCAGAGTCGATATTCCTAGGCGAAATATGTGACAAATACAGTACTGATGATTGCGATATTGCAGAATCCTTGTTTGAGTCTGACGCAGAGGAAAGCGAGGTAGAAGCATGAATGAGATTTTAAAGGTTGATGTTGATACTCAAATGGTATCGGCAAGAGAACTGCATAATGCACTCGAGGTCAGCAAGAGATTTTCCGCATGGTTTGAAACTTACTCAAATACTTTTATTGAGGGTGAGGATTACAAAGGTGCGTACCTTAAGGTACAGAGCAATCAATATGGCGGTGAGAAAGAATTACAGGACTACAACATGACAGTTGATATGGCAAAACATATCTGTCTTATGAGCAGAACTGAAAAAGGCAAACAGTGCCGACAATATCTCATTGATTTAGAGAAAGCATGGAACACACCGGAACAGGTAATGGCTAGAGCATTAAAGATAGCCAATAAGACTATTGATAGCCTTAAGTCTGATAACACAAAGCTAATCGAAGATAATGCTCGCATGAAGCCCAAAGAGATATTTGCTGACGCAGTAACAGCTAGTGAAACATCATTGCTAGTAAGGGATGTCGCAAAATTGATAAGACAGAATGGAGTCAAAATCGGAGAGAAGCGACTTTATAAGTGGCTACGTGAAAATGGATATGTTTGTCAAGGCTCGACAGCTCCGACTCAAAAAGCAATGGAAATGGGATTGCTTGAGGTTGTTATACGAACTGTTGAAAGAGGTGACAGGCTTCCACTTGAAACAAAGACCACAAAAGTTACAGGCAAAGGACAAGTTTATTTTGTAAATAAATTCCTTGCGCAGAACGGAGAGTGATTGTATGAGAAAAAGAACTTTAAAGCAGAAATTCTGTGTGGGCTGTGGCTATTCGATTTTTGGAGCATTAGCTTTTGTATTTTTCCTTGGATTATCGGTGGCATACGGAATTAAGACAGCGAGTATCATTGTTGGGGCAATCGTAACAGTATTTTGGCTGATACTGATTGCAATATGTCTCATAGAGGAGGGCGAACCACATGAGAAGAAAAAGGATATTGATGTTATCGACTTTAATAATTGGAACTATGACCTTAAAGCCAATAGCAGCGAAAGCAGATAGCAAAGTTGAGCTGACAGCGGGTGTTTCTTCCTATTTAAATAGCGTAATGCTAGGGAAGATTGAACCAACAGTAGTTCAGAATGAGCCGGTTGTAGTTGAGCAGACCTATGTAGAGCCGGAAGTCCCGACTTGCCACAAGAAGTACAGTTGTAGCCGATTTAAGAAACTAGGGCGAGTCAGATACGGCGATTACACTTATACGTGGTACTCGCAGAGAGTGTTACCTGGAGGCGGTTTGAATATTCCGGGCAGACATTTAAATGAGCATGGGCTTGTAGTTGATGAAAATGAGTACGTGGTGATTGCAAGTGATGATTTACCACATGGAGTTGTGGTTGATACTCCTGTTGGCATACAAGGAATTGTATATGACGAAGGGAGCGGAAATGGAAACCTTGACATCTACTGCGATTGGTAGCCAATTGAAACGTCAGAGTGCTAACGATTACCTACAAGAACTATATCGAGCTAAACGGCACGATGACAAATCATTTGACTTTCAAGCGTTACTAGATAAAGAAATGGAGGAGCTAAATGAGCGACAATGTAAGACGAATTAGGCTAGGCGATACAAGATACAGATTGAAGCCATTAACAAGAGAGCAGAAGCTATTGCTCAATAAGGCTCATTACGTGGCGAGCGAGTGGCTTTTTGTATCGGAGTCGGACTCGTATCTGAGAGTTGTTAAAAAATCAAGCCTACACGGAAACTTGATTCTAAAAACCATAAGCAAATAGAAAGAGAGGAAACGCAATGAAGATTACACATATTTTTGCGCAGAATTTTTGCAAATTCTACGGCAAAAACACACTAGACACAGATTTTTCAATGAAAACTGTGCTATCCGGTCAGAATGAAGTCGGCAAATCAACAGTTAAGAGAATTATTCTTGATGTGCTGAATTGTCACGATGAGAATGACAGGGAAATTACAGGCATAAGACCACATGACGAAAACGGAGTTGAGATTGACGATGTTGACATCGTGAGGGCTGTTACCTTCGAGATTGACGGAAAAGCAAAGACTCTGAAAAAGGTTACAAGGCAGAAGCGCAACAAAAAGGGCGAGATTACAGGCAGTGTTACTGATTACTCAATCAATGATGTGCCTTACAAAATGGCTGACTACAATCAGTACATCAATGACAACATGGCAGAGCTTGGAGTATTACCATTTTGCTTAAATGCCATGACATTACTTAACAAGTCACAAGCAGAGCAGAGATTAGCACTTGCAAGCTATTTTGGTGCACGTACTGACGAGGAAATCTGTGACATGTTTCCGCAGTTTGCTGAACTTAAACCGATGTTTGACGATGGCGATGTAGACCAGCTCAAAAAAGTATGTCGTGGCAAGCTAAACGGCACAGGCGGTAGGAATGGCTCAAAAGGACTTGTCAAGGAAAGAGACGAAATCTCAACAAGGATTGATACAATCCATTCCACCAATGAGTATACAGACCTTGCAGAGCTTGAATTGCAAAAGAAAACATATGAGCCACAGCTTAAGGAAATTGAAGATAAGTTGTCCGACTATAACAAGATTTTAGAGGATAAGCAGAAAGCTACAGAGGACATTATGAACCTTAAATTTGAGCTTTCAGACATGGAGAGAAAAGCCAATGCTGAAAATCAGAAAAAGCGCATGGAGCTACAGTTACAGATTGACGGCTTCGATGTTTCAATCCGCAAAACAGAGTCAATGATAAGAGCTGGAAAAGCTAGCATTAAAAGCTCCGAAAGAGAGATTGGAGATTGCGCAATAGACTTAGCAAAGGTACGTGCTGACTGGAAAAAAGCAAAGGCACTTTCCTTTGATGAAAGCAGTGTTAATTGTCCGATGTGCGGTCAGAAGTTACCGGAAGATAAGGTGGAGGTCTTAAGAGCCGAATTTGACGCTCTAAAAGCGAAGAATCTTAAAGAGTTTGAAGGTAGGGGCAATGCACTGTTAAACTATAGCAAGGGGCTTAAACAGGCTATTGAGGATAAGAAAAAAGAAATAGCAGACCTTGAAGCAGAACTTAAGGAACTGACAGAAAAGCGCGATACTGTTGCTAACAAGATTGAACGTGATAACATCGCTAAAGAGCTTGGAATGGTACCTACTGATGTTGACATGACAGGCAACAGTGAGTATCAGGCGCTTAAAGCTAAAATCGAGGAAAAAGAGAAAGCTCTTGCAGATGAAAATGATACATCAGAACTTATCAGAAAGCTTAAAAACGAGCGAAACGAACTGTTAAGACAAGTTTCATCAGTTGACACAAAGATTGAGCTTGGTGTGGCAAATAACAAGCGTATAGACGATAGCATAGCTGACCTTGAAACAAAGAGAACAGACCTCAATCAAGAGATAGCTGATTGGGAGAGAAAGCTTGACTTGCTGAAAGAGTTTACTCGAAAAAAGAACGAACTCTTACAGGCTGATGTTAATAAGTATCTGAATTTTGCCACAGCAAAGCTTTTCAGACCACTTTTAAATGGTGATACCGAGGAGTGCTGCGACTTTGTTTACAATGGTGAAGCATATGCAAGAAATCTCAATCATGGCGCAAGGATGTTAACGGAAGTTGACATATGCCGGGCTTTTCAGAAAGTGGTAGGTGTTAATTTCCCGATTATCATTGATGATACAGAGAGCGTTGACGATTGGAGAATACCACAGATTGATAACCAGTTGATTATGTTGAAGCATACACAGGACAAAGAGCTTGTGGTTGAGGCGGTGTGATATGAAATTATACTTTTACAATTTAGATACTTACGGCAGTAACCCTAAAGGTTTATACGTTGAGGAATGCGAAGCGGAAGAGAGACCAAAGACATACGCGGCAGTTGATAGAGTTTTTCCAAACTACCTTAGTGTGGTGAGGAAAGATGATGTCGGGCGAATAACTGATTTTGGTCGCATGTTTCTTACAGAACCTAACTTTGAGTATGCAAAGGAGGCATTCCGAAACAGGGCAGAAAGAAGAATTGCAGACAAATTGGAAGAAGTTGAAAAACTCAAAACTGAATTAAAAATAATAAATGAAAGTGAGGAATAGAAATGATTAAAGCGAAAGACGGAGAAGTTACATTTAGAGGCATAAAAAGCCATGTTATGGCAGAGGCAGTTACTGTTTTACGTACGCTTAAAGAGACCGTTTCAGAGGAAGAGTACAAAACAGTGATTAGACTTGCTGATAAAAGCGAGAAGCAGTTGAGTGGTGAAGCCGAGAGAATGAGAGAAGTAATTAAAAAGTTACTTGGATTATAGGAGGTATAGAAATGAGTATTAAGAAGAGAAATTATTACATGGACGGTAAAAAGCACACTGTGGAGCTTAAGTATGACGGATATATGTATACAGTCATATCTGACGGAGTTTTATTCAAGCAGACACCTAATGAACTGTTTGCGGTTCAGGTTTTCAATGAGATTTAGGAGGATTAATTATGGCAGAGAATACACAGATAGTTGAGTATGAATCAAATGGGGAAATGGTAAAAATTTCTCCAACAATGATAAAAAGATACCTTGTAAGTGGCGGCGGCAATGTATCTGACGGAGAAGTAATGATGTTTATGTCATTATGCAGATACCAGCACTTAAATCCGTTTTTGAGAGAAGCATACCTTATTAAGTATGGAAGCAACGACCCAGCCACAATAGTTACTGGAAAAGACGTTTTTACAAAGAGAGCCAATGCAGACCCACGATATAAGGGAAAGAAAGCAGGAATTATTGTAATTAAAAAGGACGGAGTCGTTGAAGAGCGAGAGGGAACAATGGTTTTACCTAACGAAACTATCGTAGGTGGCTGGGCGAAAATCTTTATTGACGGAAAAGAGGACGAGTATCAGTCGGTAGGCTTTGATGAGTACGCAGGAAGAAAAAAAGATGGTTCGCTTAACAGCCAATGGGCGAAAAAGCCAGCCACGATGATTAGAAAAGTAGCTGTTGTACAGGCTTTAAGAGAAGCGTTTCCAGATAGATTTCAAGGTTTATATGCACAAGAGGAATTTCAAAATGTATCAGATGTGAAACTTGATACAGAAAAGGTTGTTGCTGATGAGATTAAAGAAAACGCAAACACAGTAGATTTTGACGAGGACAACATAATTGATGTGGAGCCGACTGACACAGCCGACAAGCAGTCAGAGGAACTACCGCCGTTCATGCAGAGTGAGGAGAGCTGATATGAGAGTAATTTCACAGACAGGAAAAACAGATGTTTCTTATGAAAACTTTGTTTTTTCAATATTAAATAGTAGTGGCGGGAATTATGGAATTGTTGCGGTTAAAAATGTCGCAGAACCGCCGGAAGTGTTTCTGAACAGTCTTATTGCAACTTATTCCACCAAAGCAAAGGCACTTAAGGCTATGGAAATGCTTAGAGAAGCATATATCGGTATGCCGATTGTAATGCAGAATGTTGATATTTCAGAAGATGTGGCAAAGAAATTTGAAAGATTAAAGAAGTGCGGTGTTATGGTGCAAATAAAAAATCAGCCGTCAAAAGTAGATTTTATCAATAATGCTGTTTTTCAGTTCCCACAGGATGATGAAATCGAGGTGTGAGTATGAGAATTATTAAAGGTAAAGAGAAAGAATACAAGGATTGGTACGACAAGAATAGTGACGGATACAGCAGAGCTTGTTTCACTTATGCTGAAAGGTGGGCTGAACTGTTAGAAGCAGAAATTGACAAGAGCAACGATGTTACGGAGTGCTTTGCTGATAATGCAGACAGATTGAGCCGTGAAGCAGACACAGAGGGCATAACAGGATTTATGTACGGATGTGCAGTTAGTATTCTTTCGCAGTGCTGGGAATACGGAGAGTATTTAAGAAAGTGGCATAACAAAAAGTATGACTATGACGGAGGCGGAGCTGTAAATCCGGCAGTTATAACAGTAGGTGCGAAATGATGAAGCTTAAATGTATAGCAACAGGAAGTACAGGCAATACATATGCTCTAATTAGTGACACAGGAGAAATCCTATTACTTGATTTGGGTGTGTCGGAAAAGACTATTAAAAAGGGCATTGATTGGAAAATATCAAATGTTGTTGGAGCTGTAATTTCGCACGGGCACAAAGACCATTCATTATCGGTTGAAGATTTTAAGTTAATGGGAATACCGATTTATGCACCATATTTGAAGATTGATTATATGTCAATGAACATGGGCGGATTTACAGTAAAGCCTTTTGATTTGACAACAATAGACGGAAATTGGACACATACCAATGCAGACGGAACACCTTGCCCGATATTCGGATTTCTGATTACTCACAAGGAAATGGGGAGAATGCTTTATATAACGGATTGTGAGGTTGTCAAGTGGAAGTTTAAAGACATAAACCACATTCTCTTAGGTGTGAATTATGATAAGGATTTAATCGACAGAGATAACACAGGCAAAGCTAATCACGTATTCAGAGGCCACTTATCCATTGACACAGCTTGCGATTTTGTTAAGGCAAATTATTCAGATAGCTTGCAGAACGTCATAATGTGCCATTTATCAAGTGAAAATGCTGATAGGGATAGTTTTATCGAGAAGATGAAAAAAGTCGCTTATGGGGCGAATGTGGACGTTGCAGAGCGCAACAAGGAATGGCTACTTGCTAATCCTAATGAGTGCCCTTTTTAGAAAGGAGAAAGATGTGGATAAAATTATAATTTGTAAGCATTGTGGGAAACCAGAGTATTACGGAGAAATGCGTTGGCTAAGCGGAAGATGTAGTTGCAGAAATTGCTACAAAAGTCAATGGCAAGACGAAAATCACAAGCTTTACAGTTGGAACGATTTAGATGGGAAAAGACCAACTATGGAAGAATATGAGAAACAAGAAAGATAATAAAAGTGGAAAGGAGATTGTATGGCTAAATACAAAGATATTTTAGGAAATACAAGAGAGTATGAGGATAAAACAATAACAATCAGCCTTGAAAGATACAATACTTTGATTATTAAAGAAGCTATTGCCGACCGTCTTGTAGAAGTCAAGAAGAAAGAGAAAAAAAGATAATTAAGAGGGAAAGTAGTATATGAGACTCAAAGATATTACAAGGAGATTTGATAGTAGCAAATTCTACAAAGGCAAGTACAAAAAGTTTGAATGTCATATAAATTACTCATCAAATTTAGATAGTTGGTATTACTGCATAGATTCTAATGATGAAAGAGATATAAGATACAACAGCTTATGGAATGAGATAGAATTTAAAAATCAAGAAGATTGTATAAAAGCTTGTCAGAAGTATATTGATGAGGCGATTAAGAGAGAAAAGAAGCAGTAATGAAGAAAGTGAGGAAAAATAATGAATATTGTAGCATTAATGGGCCGATTGACTAGAAACCCGGATATTAGATATGCACAGGGTGAAAATGCAATGGCAATAGCAAGATTTACACTTGCCGTTGATAAGAATTTTAAGAAGAAAGACGATAAGGCGAACTTCATTAACTGCGTGGCTTTTGGCAAGATTGCTGAAACAGTAGAAAAGCACGTATTTAAAGGTTCAAAGATTGCAGTTATCGGTGAGTGGACTACAGGCAGTTACAAGAATAAAGACGGAAACACAGTCTACACTAACGATTGCAACATATCTAAGTTGGAATTTTGCGACAGTAAAAATTCAAGTGGCAGCAGCGCAGAGCCACAGCCAAAACCCGATGATAGCTTTATGTCAATCCCTGATGGTATTGACGAGGAATTACCATTTAATTAAAGAGGTGGAAGTATGAGGCTAATTGATACAGACACACTAAAGAAAGATTTAAAATCGGTTACTTTAAGTAATGGAACTTTGCTCAATACAAATGCAGTATTGCTATTACTGGATAAATATCCGACCGCTTATGATGTTGACAAGGTTGTGGAGCAGTTAAAAGAAACTAAGGCTTATATGCTATATGAGAATATGAACGCTGATGTTAAGTGGATTGATAAGGCAATCGAGATAGTGAAGGCAGGTGGTAACGCTTGAATTATCAGAACATAGCAAGAGCCAAGGCGATAGAACAGGAAAACAAAAAGCGACTATTGAAGCTGAATCCAAAGCTGAATGACAGGAGTGGGATTTACTTCCTACTCCGAGAAGATGAAAACGGTTTTAAGTATGCTTATATCGGACAGGCGGTACATACACTTAGCAGATTGGCAAGCCACCTTGTAGGTTATGAACAGCATATAGACCTTAGTTTACGCAAACACAAGCTGTACGATAAAGAGAAAAACCCTTATGGTTGGCGAGCTGAGTTTCTGAATTTTCCCGAAAGCCAGCTTGACGAGAAAGAGAAGTATTACATCAAGCTATATGCCGATAAGGGTTATCAACTTAGAAATGTCAGTTTAGGCGGTCAAGGGGAAAATCGTGCTAGTGGTTCAATAGGCGAGAGAAAAGCGCCTAAGGGCTATCTGCAGGGCGTACAGCAAGGCAGAAAGAACCTCGCAAGGGAATTATCGCATATCATCGAAAAACACCTTGTTGTGACGATTAGAGAGGATAAACAGGGCAATAAGGTGTCACAGAAGCAACTAGATAAATTTATGGAGCTTATTAATGCAGATTCATATAAGGACGTTGAGTAAATGAAAAGAAAGGCGGCAATTATGGATAAATCACAACACTTAGAAGAAATAAAATCAACTGCTGAGAATTGTTATAACATTGGATATAAGCGTGGATATGAAGCAGCGATAGAAGATTTGAAAACAAAAATCATTGCAAATATGCATGTTGATATATCTGCAAAGATGATGAATGAGTTATTAGACGAATTAAGCAGCGTTTAGGAGAGGTGACATGAAAAAGAAAATAATTATATTTATGTTAAAGCATGATATTTTAAGAAACATATTTTTGATTGTTATGTCAGTGCCGGTAAGTATTTTCTATGGTTTAAAAGGATTCTGCGAAGAATTTTGCGGTGTATGGGAAGACACATTTGATAGCATAAAGGATAATGCTGAAGGAGTAAAAAGAAATTATGAATGAAGAAATGATGTTTACAGCTTGTAATATTCCGAAGTTTTTAGAGGAACAGATGAATAAAATGAAAGACACTCTTACAGGTGGTATGAACGAAGATAATCTTAAAGGTTTTGAGTATGCAGTAGATACTATGTTAAGTATTCTTAGGCAGATAATTCGTGCAGCCGAGATGGATGATGAGATTCTTGTGCATAGCGATAAAATCGCTGATGAGAATGAATTAGAAGAGTTTGATTTACATGATTTGTTAGAACTTTATGGTTGCAGAGTTGTGGCAAACTTACAGAAGAAAAGTGTTTAATGTTGTAAACTGAAATTTAGAAAGGATGCCAGTCTGGTAAGAGAAAAGAACAGGCAAAGTAAATAATTTTATCCAAAACTTAAAAGAAAAAGGCACTACCGAGATAACACTTGATATAACAACAACAGGCAAAGGAATTGTCTATACATTAATTTGGTAGATATCCTGAAATCAAAAGAGAATTTGATGTAAAGATAAATTAGGATTTATGGAGGTAGATATATGATTACGCAGATAGGATTTTTAAGAAAAGGAGATGTGTTCAGATTTGAGGGTGATATTTACAAAGTAGGACATTTGTTGGAGAGTACAAATGGGTATGTTTCCTGTATTGATGTTAATACAGGAAAGAAAAAAAGATTGCATATTGATGTTGATGTAGAAATTGAACAGGCAAACTGAAATTTGTTGAAAGGAGTAAAACAGAGTGAAGTTTTTAAGCAAGAAGAAATGTGAAGAAATTCTGAAAAGAATTACTGCAAATGAAATTATTCAGGTAGAGTACGGGCTGCACGATATGGAAGCGGAAACAAAGGCAACAGAAAATAGAGCGGAGATAGCTTTTATTGTCGGTGGTTTCAAGGGCATGAACAAGGTGCAGAACACGTTGAGAAAAAGGTATAACAATATAAACAACGAGGGAAAAGATTAAAATACATCAACCGAAACTTGAAGAAAATAGGAGATGATGATATGGCGATATACAGAAATGTCCAGTTGTCATTTTGGACGGACAATAAAATCTTAGATGATTTTACACCGGAGGACAAGTACTTTTACTTATACTTACTCACTAACCCACATACAAACATATGCGGTTGTTACGAAATAAGTTATAAGAGTATGTCGGACGATACAGGCTATAACAAAGAGACAATTATAAGATTACTTGAAAGATTTGACAAAGTACATGGTGTCATTAAGTTTAGCCCGAGTACAAAAGAAGTGCTTATTTTGAATTGGTATAAGTATAATTGGAGTAAGTCAAACAAAGTACTTACAGGGGCATGCAACGTAGCAAAATACATCAAGAATGAAAGCTTTAAAAAATACATTTTTGACACCATTGAGAGCGTTAGAAATAATACTTTAAATATAGCCTATGAATACCCTATGGAGACATCTGTTTCTGATACTGATACTGATTCTGTATCTGATACTGTTATTAATAATATAGATAATAATAAAGAGATATATATAAATATTATTAACTATCTAAATAATAAATGTAATACAAGATATAGATATAATACTCCTAATACCAAAAAGCATATTAAAGCAAGACTTAATGAAGGATATACAGAGCAGGACTTTTATACAGTTATCAGCAAAAAGGCTGATGAATGGCTTGGAACAGAACAGGAGAAGTACTTAAGACCCGACACTTTGTTCGGAACTAAATTTGAAAGCTATCTGAATCAGCAAATCAGCAAAAGCACACAATCAAATAAGCAATCATCACAACTTGATAGAATTTTAGAAAGTTTGAGAGGTGAGACGATATGACGGAAGGGGAGGCAAAAAAACTTTTCGCAGTTATGACAGTGGCATATCCAAATTACAGAATTGATGATATTGAATACACAGCTAAGATATGGGCGGACTTTCTTGGAGGATATTCATACGAGCAGGCAAATATGGCGCTTAGAACATACATAACAACCGACACAAGCGGATTTGCACCGAGCATCGGACAGTTAATTAACAAACTGCATGAGGTTCAATCCCCACAGGAGCTTAACGAAATGGAAGCATGGTTCCTTGTTAGCAGGGCACTACGAAATGGCTATTATGGTGCAGTTGAAGAATTTAACAAGCTACCACCGCTCGTACAAAAGGCTGTCGGAAGTCCTGATAATCTTAGAAATTGGGCATTGACGGACATAAACAGCATTGAAAACGTAGTGCAGTCAAATTTTATGAGAACCTACAGGACAGTTGTTAATCGAGATAAGGAATATCAAAAAATGCCAAAGGACATAAAGGCATTGATTGAAAGCACCAATAGGAACTCGTATTCGGCTCAAATCGGCTCTAAAAATCAACAGATGATAAAATTATCGCTTGAAGATAATAAAAGCCAAAATAAGCCGATTAAAGGCATTCCAATGCCAAAAGAAATTAAAGAACGTATCGAGCAGATGAAAAGATAGGAGGTAAAGAGGTTTGTGCGCACAATTAAAGCTGGCTTTACTCCTAGCGAAAAATGATAAAAGACAAGTATTCTAGGCAGAGATATGAAGAACGAAAAGCTAGTAACCTTTGCGTGCTTTGTGGGAAACCGCTTGATAGAGAAGGTGTGGTTTGTACGGCATGTAACAGCAAACGCACAGCATATGGCCGAGAGCTTTATAAGAAATTACAGGCAGTTGGTGTTTGCCCTAGATGTGGTAAGAACTTGCTATATGGTGACGAAAAAAGCTGTGTTGAGTGTAGGGCAAAATCAGCCGAAGCCATGTCAAAGATACGTGCTGCTGATGTTGAAAAATACAATGAGCGACAAAAAGTATGGCGAAAAGCACGATACGAAAAAGACAAGGAAAATGGCATATGCACACGTTGTCGTAAAAGGAAAGCAGACCCGGGGCATACCACTTGCACATTTTGCCGGGAAACAATGAGAAGAGCACGAGTTAAAATGCCTGAAAGAACCGGCAGATATGAACAAGGACTATGTTTTTTCTGTGACAATCCGGTAAAGCCCGGATATAAGGTCTGTGAAAAACACTATCAGCAGAACGTTAAGAATGCAACTTGTGAAAAGGCAAACTTGGCACGACAGAAGATAAAAGAAAGGAATTCACAATGGATTCCTTGAAAGATTTTTACGATTTTTACCGGCCGCTGCAAAGAAAATATGACTTGCAAATGTTCTACAGAACAAATAGCAAGGAAACAAAAATAACTATCCGGTGGCGCGGTAAAGAACTAGTAAAAGTCGCAGAAGAAACTACCGAAGCCTGTTTTAACAGAACGAGACGAGAACTTGAAGAAAGAATGAAAAAATATGAGCAACAAACTGAAACCAAAGAAAAAGCACAAAGAGCCGGATTTTACGTGGACAAAATCCGAGAGAGTTACGCTGAAAAGCAGCAATAACCGCAGAAAGCTCGTAAGGCGGTCTTTCACAGACTTTATGGACTTAGGCTACTATGTACTGTATTTACACCATGGATTTGGCAATAAGCGCATTGTAAGGCTTGAAAGAACCATAAATGAGTACCTTGAAAGGGCACAGACCGAAAATGAAATGAAAACCGAAACACTTGCCGAACTTTTGAAAGTGAGATACGGCATTGACGTGCAGAAAGAGATTAATTTAATCCCAATGCAACAGTTGATTAGAATTTATCAGAGAAATAATCCACTCACGATAAACGACACGAGACAGCTTTTAAATGATACGGCATACAGTTACATGGCTTTAGCGTGTACGGCACTTAAGCTGATGTTTAAATTGTCGGTTAGGGAAATTAAAGAGTTTATCGCAGAATTTAGGGACTTAATCGACACGTTGTATAAATTTAATCAATTCGGTCTGACATTACCAAAGGTGGCACAATGCCTTGCTGATGAAGTTGATTACATTGATGAAAGGTACATAAAGGTGATTGATTAATTAGTTGCGCATGGGATAACAACGGAACCCAAAATGCTCACATAAAGCAGATGAGGGACGATAGGCAGAAAGCCTACATGGAAAAACACAGAGACAATAAGGCATATGAGAGATTTAAGCATATGCCGGATTATGGGAAAGGAGTACAAAACTATGACAAATAGAGAGAAATTTGCAGAACAGATTTTGGATATTGCTTGTGGTGGTAGCAGAATGGCAGTTAACAAAGCAACATTAGAGCCGATAGCGTGCGATAAATTAGAGTGTAAAGATTGTTTATTCAATACTCACAGTTATGTCTATTGCGGGGATAAAGCGGAAAAATGGGTGAATAGCAAATATGTTGAACCACCAATTGACTGGTCAAAAGTTACAGTTGATACACCAATACTGGTAAGAGATAACATTTTTTCCAAGTGGGTTAAAAGATATTTTGCAAAATATGAGAATGGGAACGTTTATGCTTGGGGCAATGGAACAACATCATGGAGTGGCGATAGGTGTATACCATGGGACCTAGCTAAACTTCCGGAAAGGAGCAGTAATGAATATTGACGAATTTATAGAACACACGCAAGAAACAGCTAAAAAGCATCGTTATCATGCAGATTTCTTTGATATAAATAATCCTATGCGTGCTGTTTGTATTAAAAGTGCAGAAGATTGCGAGCAGTTAGCTGAATGGCTTGAAAAATTCAAAGAGTATCAGCACTTAGAGGAACAGGGCAAACTTGTTAAATTACCTTGCAAAGATGTGTATTACATTGTTGATATAAACAATCCTAAGTATGCAATGGTTATGAAAAGGCCTATAAGAGAGCTTGCAATATATGAGATTGAAAGTATCGACAAGGAAAACTGCAAGTATTTTTCTACAGAGGAAAAAGCAGAAGCAAAACTGAAAGAATTGAGAGGTGGAGAATAATGTGTAGTAGCAAACAAATAAAAGAGCTTGCGGAATGTAATGCTGTTTACGAGTTTGAAAAGACAGTAAATATGTATGGTAAGGAGTATATAAGATACTATTATAACAAATTGGCTGAATTGAATGGCAGTATTAATAGCACTTGCAACTGTCAGCACAACAGCAATTCAAGAGATAATGAGCCTTGTTGCACATTTGATTGCAGAACAGCAAAGATAAATAAGGCTAGGGTAAATAGCTTAGAAATAATCGCACGAATGTTAGACGATAAGCCTTATTATGAATTGAAGTACAGACAGGTTGGTAAAAAGGATTATTCTATCGGATATAGTTCTTACGATTTAAAAACTGTATTAGGTTACATTGATACATATTTTGAAATTGTGGAAAGCGATAAGCAGACCAATGCTGACAGAATAAGGAATATGTCGGATGAAGAGTTGGCAGAGTACCTTCCTTGTTCGCATATGGTTAATTGGAAAAAAGGAAGCTATGATACGTGCGTGCATCCGAATGGTAAAGATGGATGTAAAAAATGTATGTTAAATTGGCTTCAATCAGAAGCAGAATAGGAGGATACTTATGAGTAAATTAATTTTTTTCATAATTTTTATTGGAACTGTTATCGTGGGAATTGGTACGACAGATTAGGGAAAATATGAAAGAAGTGATGAGCATGGAAGATAGATACTTATTCAAAGCGAAGAGGATTGATAACGGAGAATGGGTTACAGGACATTATGTAAAAGGTTTAAATATGTATGGCAAAGAAGTTCATCTAATATTTGAACCTAACACAATGTTTTATTCTAGCGGAGAGACAGACGGATGGTACAAAGTAGACCCAACCACTATCTGCCCGATGTACAGGCTTGAAAGATAAGAACGGCAAGCTGATTTGGGAGAATGACATTGTAAAAATAAATAATAGCAAGGGGAATGTGCTCATAACATTTAGAGATTTTGAAATTATATGTACAATTCCTAACGAAAGATATTATAAGCACAGGCTTGAATATGATACTGAATATGAAGTTGTCGGAAACATCTTTGATAATGCAGAATTATTAGAAAGCGAGGGATAGCGTGACAGAAAAGAATAATAAAGAACCAAGCCCATGTAGCGGTTGCAAATACGAAAAAAGTACAAACATAAAGGAACTTTTAGCTTTTTGCACACATTGTAAAAGAGCTTATTCCCACGAAGAGGATAGGGAAATTCACGAGGATAGATATGAGGAGGATATAGCATGACAGAGAATGAAGTAATTAAAGAAGTTAGATTCAACTGGAGTGATGAAGAATGACCAACATAACAACAGCAGTATACACTACCCTCATAGTGTTCGGCATAATCGGTCTGACAGAGGTAGCGTTTGCGTGGTACGGCATCCGTGGACGAGATAAGGCCGATGATGAGATACAAGAGCAGTGGTGCAGCGAAAATATTAAACATTAATTAATTTATCAGAAAGGAATAGGTTGTCGCGACATAAAACCGAGGTTTCCTTTTGGTAAGAGAAAATGTTAGATTTTGGATATTACAACATGGATTGTATGCAAGGAATGAAAGAATTTCCCGACAAATATTTTGACCTTGCGATTGTAGACCCACCATTCGGGGGGGGCAATCCGATGAATGGGAAAAGAAAAAACGAGGTAGATTTGGAGGGTGGTTCGACAAATATCATATTGACAGTGGGGACTATCCCTAGCTCTAATTGTTGCAGAACAGGCGGAACTTGGGCGAAAAAGTATCAGACTAATGGGAATGCAGAATTAAAGCAAGATATTAGGCACTGGGATATAGCACCAAGCGAGGAGTATTTTGAAGAATTATTTAGGGTTAGTAAAAATCAGATTATATGGGGCGGTAATTATTTTGATTTGCCACCAACAAGATGTTTTATTGTGTGGGATAAAAAGAATATTTCAGAAGATTTTTCTATGGCAATGTGTGAGTATGCTTGGTGTTCATTTAATAGTAATGCAAAAATGTTTAGACATATTCCACAAGGAAATGCTAATGAAAACAGAATGCACCCAACACAAAAGCCTGTAGCACTATATGAATGGCTATTAAACAGATATGCAAAGCCTAACGACATTATACTTGATACTCATGTAGGTAGTGCGAGCAGTCTAATAGCTTGCTACAACACTAACCATAAATTTGTTGGGTTTGAGCTTGACGAATACTATTACAAAGTATCAAAGCGGAGGTTAGATACCGAGATGGCACAAATGAGATTAAGTGATTTTATGTAGAGGTGAAACAATGAAACACTACAAACCGATTAAATGTGTAGTCTGTAGCAAGATATTTACACCAACCGCTGCCAATCAAAATACGTGTTGTGAAGCACATAGACAGCAGAGAGCTACAGAATTAAGAAAAATCAGAGAAAAGAAAAGACTCAAAAGAAAGCCCACCAAGAAAAACAAACTTGCGGAAATCTGCGAGATTGCTAAGAGTAAGGGCATGAGCTACGGACAATATATGGCAGAACAGTATAAAAAGGAAGTGATTATAAGATGAATAGCAGAACTATAAGTGATATAGGGCCAATCGAAAGACAATGTGTATACGAGGACAACAAGCCGTGTAACAGCTCATGCCGATACTCAAATACTTGTATACACAGTGCAAGCAAAACCGAAGAATAGGAGATAGGCTTATGAAGTTTTCAAAACTTACTAAGCCGGAACTTGAAGAGATTATGAAAAATGCCAATTTTACCGATGAGGAAGCGGAAGTTTTTGAGTTGCTAGTTGCTGATAAAAGCCTTGAAGAGGTATCACAGAGACTATTAATTTCAAAAACGACCACTTCCCGGAGAGTGGCAGACATTAAAGAAAAGATAGAAAGGAGTCAGGAGATGATTAACAAAGTGCCAATATGGGAAAAAGTAACGCTGACGATTGATGAAGCTGCTGAATACAGTAATATCGGAATTAACAGAATCAATGATATGCTTAATAATCCCTCGTGCCCTTTTGTGCTCTTTGTCGGAAGAGGCAAGCGATTAGTTAAGCGCAAGGAGTTTGAAAAATACCTTGAAAAGACAGATAGCATATAAATAGATATATTGAATTATAAGCCATTATGTAGTAATATAGAAGTTATCATATAATGGCTTTTGATTTTGAAAGGAGCCATAAATCAGTATGGGAAAGGATTTGAGAGGAAAAGAGCTGGGAGTCGGAATAACCCAGCGCAAGGACGGACTTTATCAGGGCAGATATAAAGATAGGTTCGGCAAGAGCAAGACAATTTACAACAGCAAGTTGTCAGAACTGCGGAAAGAACTTAGTAAAGCAGTGACCGACAATCAACAATTCACAAGTGTTAGAGACAGCATTACCCTTGATGTGTGGTTTGACAGGTGGATGAATGTATACAAGAAAAAGAGAGTGCGCCCCAATACCATTAGGGAGTATACGCATATATATAAGAAGAACATTTCACCATACTTAGGAAACCATGAAATAACATCTATTCGCAAGTCAGATGTGCAGTTACTTATTGACAAAGCTTCTGACGATAACTATAAGTATGAGAGGCAAAGCAAAATCAAGGTTATTTTAAATGACATGTTCAGTAGAGCTATGGAAGATGACCTGATGATTAAGAATCCGGCGAAAGGTGTAAAGCTGAGAGCAGACAAAGAAGTTAATGCTTTTGCATTGACAGTAGAGCAACAGAGCGAGTTTTTTGAAGCGTGTAAAGGCACATTTTACGACAACATGTATAATGTGGCAGTTAATACAGGCTTGCGCCCAGGAGAACTGTTTGCGCTCACGATTGCAGATATACATATGGACGAGGGATATATTGATGTTAATAAGACACTTGTGTATCAGAAATACCTTGAAGATAAAGGCAAGACATTTCACGTTGAGCCACCAAAAACCAAGCAGAGTTACAGACACGTACCAATTAACAGTGTGTGCAAGGAATATCTGACGAAACAATTTGAGCTTAAAAAGATAGTTTCGACACGCAGGCCTAAAGAACAGAACGAATATTTGTTTGTTACAAGGTTTAACACACCAATTAATTCGGTTATATACAGCGACTCTATACGTTCAGTTGTAAGACGGATAAATGACACAAAGAGCAGTGACAATGAATTTCCATTTTTTAGCGGTCACACATTCAGACATACGTTTGCGACAAGATGTTTTGAGTCGGGGATAGAGCCGAAAGTCGTTCAATCATATTTGGGTCATGCAACACTGAAAATGACAATGGACTTGTATACACATGTTACACCCGAAAAATCGTTTGCTGACATTGAAAAAATCGTTAGCACCGACAACAAAATCATAGAATATAGAAGAAAATGTGTGTAGTAAGTGTGTAGTAGTACACACTCTCAATTTACAGAATGTTGAAAAATCAACGCTCGTAGGGCATTTTTATACTAAAACTGGCTTAACTACTATGTGTACCAGGAAGTGCCGTACGAGTTCATAAACAACCGCGAGATAATTGGAAAATAATGACAAAAATTATAGTATTTTTTAGTTAATTTTGAATTGCATAA